TTAAAGCTTCGTGAAAAAGGATGGCACACTATCAGTGATGTCAACGACAGTCACACAGTTCCTACTGAAAAAGAAGGACTTTCTGAGTTCCAGGAGACTATGGAGGTAGAAGAATCCGACGTAGATACTAACGAGTAATTGTGCTATATTGCCCCTTTATGAGCAATGAAGAGCTAATTGTAAAGGGGGCTACAGGAATAACGGGATCTTTGATTGCTGTTACTATTCCTTATGCTGAAGTAATTCAATGGGGCATCCAAGTAGTTGGTGGCCTGTTGGGTATTACAGTAGCTATTATCACGCTCTATAACCTGTTAAAGAAGAAGAAGAAATGAACAAAGAATCAATATTAGGAATTGTAAGACACTTCCTTACGTTTGGTGGTGGTTTTATGACGCAGAATGGGATGGCTTCAAATGACGAAGTTACTACAGGAGTATCTGCTGCTGTAACACTTATAGGCGTTATTTGGTCTATAATGTCTAAAAAGAAGTGAGGCATTTTTTGAGGATAATAGTATTAGCGTTAGAGGCTTATGTGAATTATACTAGGTCGAAACAACGGAAATACGTATATGGCCTTGAAGACGAAATTGACCGCCTTGCTGCTGATGGTAGCCCTGCTGCCAAATTGCGCCTTGAACGACTTAGTGGGCGACTCAGCATTGAACGAAAGCGCAATATATGATCCACCTACAGTTACCCTAATTCAAGGGTACGATTACCCCTTTAAAGAAGGCAATCTCATGGGACGTGGGCAGAAGTTCCACAGTGATTTTTCCTACAGACGTGCTATAATAATAGGAGATGATAGCAATATGCGTAGGACACAGCCGTCAAAATGACTCAGGAGCCTCTTCTGTAGATGGGACAACTGAATATGATTATAATTGTGATCTAGCTAACCTAATATCTTCTAATTGTAATCAAGAGGTAAGAGTATATAACGCATATCAAGGTAAAGGTTACACAGGGGCTATGCGGTGGTTAGCTAAAAAACTGCGTAAGGATAAAGCTGAATTTGCTGTTGAGTTGCATTTTAATGCTGCTAGTCCAAAAGCTACAGGACATGAGTGGTTGTATTGGCATACAAGCTCTAAGGGAAGGCTGTTAGCTAGGTCTCTACGGGACTCTATGGAAGACACTTTTCCTTTGTTTACTAGTCGTGGTATTAAATTTAGACGGAAAGGACATAGAGGTGCTGGTTTTTTAAGGTTAACACACTGTCCAGCCGTTATCGCAGAACCTTTTTTTGGATCTTGTAAAGACCCTGATTGGGACTTAGCTGTCAATCATAAAGAAGGAATAGCTAAGTCAATTGCAGGTGGAATTTCATTATATAAAGATTTGGTATCTAAGTGGTAAAAAGAAATGACAATTCCAAAAGTAATCACTATAGGTGGTCAAAAAGTCAAAGTTAAGTTTGAGCCTTTTAAAGATTACGGTGGATACACATTTGGACAATACTTTCACGATGATAAGTTAATTCAATTAAATACAGATTTAACTGATGAAGATATTATAGAGACTTTAAGGCACGAAATGATGGAGGCATCTTTGTTAATTTCAGGTGTTGGTTTTTCTGAAAGGTATGAACAAGAAGCTGTTGTTCGATGTATGGAAGAAATATTTTTCCCTGCCTGGGAGAGTGCTTTTAAAAAAATTAAAATTTAAATGGGCAACAAAAAAAGGTTTAGTGTTTCTGACGACATCGTTGTATATACTCCAACTAGTGATGATGTTGGCCTAGCTCACAAGAGGTCTTGTGAAATGGGTATACTACCAGGTTCTTACATGAGAGGCATGGGTAGGATGACAGGTTGTTTAGGTGAAATAGCTGTTAAAACTTTTTTACCTAGAAGCCGTTTTGTAGGGAATAAAATTTACGACTATGATATAACTTATAAAAAACAAAAAATAGAAGTTAAATCTAAAAGTTGTGGTGGCATACCAAAACCTGAATACAATGCTTTTGTAAATTGCAAAGAAAATTTTGAATTTAAAAATGATTTTTTCTTTTTTACAAGAGTTAAACGTGATTTTTCTTTTGTATATATTGTAGGGTGGATACCTACTAAAACTTTTTTAAAAGAATCTTCCTTTGTAAAAAGGGGAGAGTCAGATGATTCTGGTTTTGTTTATAAATCTTCAGGCCGTTGTATAAATATTTCAGATTTAAACTTTGCAAAAGATTTTATACATTAGTGTGTATAAATAAAGGGCTGGACTCCCCTAAATTTACAGCTTCATAATTACTTTTTTCTTCTAAATCATAAACCATTTCCATACACTCTTTACGTTTATGCTTTGACATAAAATGTTGTTCACATAGTTCTATACTATAAACAGCTCTCATTTCATTAACATCTATGCCTATAAAAGCCCTTCCCATATCTTTTATAAGATAAATTGTACTTACTTCATTAGATTCTACTAAGTCTTCAACAAATTCTTCTACTTCTTCATCACTCATTTTAATTATCTTTAACGGTTACTGGTTCTTTATCTATATCGTATTTTTGATCAAGGTCAATCTCCCATATTTTACCTCCCCCAAACCCAATTGATTTAATCGGCCTAGCACTTTTGTTATGTGCACTTGTCTCTTCTAATGTTAAAAAACCTCTCCGAACAAATTCCATACTACCAGAGACACCTATGTTTCTACCTCCATTAAATTCAAGAATACTTCCTTGAAATTCTGTTAAAGTCCCTCTCCATATTGGGTTAGTAAAATACTCTCTTGCTCTTTTAACAAAAAACTCAACAAGTTCAGCCACTGTTGATCTACTAGAGTTGTCATAGGCAGCTGACTCAATTGTTTTATCAATATAACTAGCCACCCCAAACCTTGAAGCTCCTTGGATCTCTTTAGGTATTTCCCAATCAATAAGCCACTTAGCAAAAAAAGGTAACTCATTTCTTATTATTTCCTCTATTTCAGAATTAGGGGGAAATTTGCTTGTAGCTTTTGGACTTATCCTAAGTGCCATTAGCTTATCTTTATTGCTAGAATCTAAAGCAGGTATAACTGATAAGCTGTTCGCATCCATATTCAAAGACATTATAACTCTACCCGTCCAAGGAACCGAAACAGCGTCTACATATTTAGCGTGGTATTCTATCCTTGGATTAGCAACACTCCTTTTTATCAATTCAGTAGCTCTTCTTTGATCTTGAAAAGAAGCCGCTGATGTTGTGTCATCTATAACCCAAGCAGCCACTCTAGCTAGATCTTTATTGAAATTTGTCTGACCACTTAAATAATCAGAAGCATCTGCAAAGCCACCCACTAATGCGCTTATGACTCTATTAGAAAGTAAACTTTTACCTTTATTGGTTTTACCAACTAATAGTAATGCCTGCCCTTGAACAAATTCTTTTTGTAGCACAGCCATATAAAACCTTTTAAGCCATGCATAAAAATAAAACTTTGTTTCAGTAGCACCATTAGCAAATAGCTGACTTAACCATTTATCTAAGAATGGCCAATTATTAGGGTCACCATGTTCAGCAGGTTGTATTGGTGAAATATTTGCGTTATTTAAAATCCTGTGACTATTATATTCAACAACTCTTTCATCACTAAAAACAACAGGAGCTACCTCATCAATCCTATTCTGTTTAGCTATTGTCAAAACCGCTGCTTCCATTTCAGATAATGGTTGACCTCTTCTTGGTCTAGGTGAAAAACCCGCCTGCCTTAACTCTAGACAAAGCTGATCTTTAGGAATTTGCTGAGTAGATCCATGATTTAAAGTGTAGTAATTTTTACCATTAAACCAGTAAAGGTCTAAGAGCTGACCCATTTTTCTAGTTTCATACTCCTCAACAAACTTAGCTCCAAATATATCCCTCCATGTAACAATCCCTTTACCTGCTCTATCACTATAACAGACAACTCCGTCATCAATTATTTCACAACCATCTCTTTCAATCCCATCATCAATCCAAAACAAAGGACCACGAGCACCGACAACGAAGTCACCACTCCACCTACCAGGAAACTTTTCATTAACAGCTTCTGCAACTACGTTTATTGGTATTGAGCTTCCTGATGCTTGTGGGGCTTTTTTATTTACTGCTTTTAAAAGACAAGTTGTATAAACCTCCTTTTTAATAGGCTCCCCAACTTTTTTCCATTCAGACCCAAGTTCAAAGTATTGGTTTGGTCTGTAAGAAGCAACATCAAAACCTGCAAAAACACGATCCACATCAATGTGCTGTCCTAATTTTTTTATAAAAGAATCATAAAGCTCCGCATCAATAGGTAGTACCCCCTCAAATTCCCAAACTAGTCTTATATACCCTGATTGAGTTTTAGATCTCCATGTTGGGCAAAGATCTTTACATTGTGCTTTTATAAGTTTATCAACAATGTCCCAGTCTACGGGAGCATCATAGTCAGCAACAATACCCATAACTTTATTTACAGGATTTTCTGAAGAAATCCTTACATTAGGATTATCCCCCTCACACATAGAATAAAAAACATGAGTGGTCTTAGAGTCACCACACCACTCTCTAAACTCTGCTTTAGTTTTAAATTTTGGTTTGTCTGCACCAACAATACTAAATATTTCATCTGTGCCTTTTGCTTCTTTGCTTTTGTGATTCTCAATATATCTATATTTCATTTTTCGTATTTCTTTAATATTTTGCCTTCTGCGTCTAGAGGTAAGTCTGATATCCAACTAGGTGCTTGTTTCATAATGTTTAAAACATCATCTAGTGTTTGCTTTGATTTATCTTTAGTTGCTTCGACGATAACTTCATCGTGTACATGGAATATTGTTTCCATGTTGTTGTTTTCTATTCTAAGGAGAATGTCAGAAAAAACTTCTCTAGCTAAAGCTTGCGAATAGTTCTCAGCTAGGAGACCTCCCCAAAGACGTACGGGGACTTTTTTAGATCCTTTATAAATTGTAGCTATAAAAGTCCTCCTACCATTTTGAAGAACTGTTTTTATTTTACCATAATTAATGTACCTACCTGATGGTAATTCTAATTTAAATTCTCTATTAGTTGAGTATGCAACATGCATTTTACGTTGGAGTCTGTTCCAAAGCCCACAAACTTTATTCATTTTTAACCTATACAAACCAACTGCTTTAGTAGCTTCCTCTACAGACATGTTAGATATGATTGCAAATTTATTTGCTGATGCCCCATAACCACAACCTAAAACCATCTGCTTTACCATGTGCCTAAGTTTAGGATTGTTATCTTTTAAAGGCCCTTGATCTTTACGCCACTTACCAAACCTTATTGCAAAAGCTTCGTATATATCATCACTGTTTTTTATCTCCTCTAAACTTTCCCAATCATTAGCTAACCAGCAAAGTGTCCTGACTTCAATTTGAGACAAATCAGCTACAATAAGTTTACTACCTTCTGAGGGTGCTATTAAACTTCTAAGATTCACACCAAATATTTCACCTCTTGGTAAGTTCTGTAAGTTTAAATTACCCCCACTTCCACTAAACCTACCTGTGTGAGCCCCCATATACATTAAACCACCATAGTACCTACAGTCTGGCATTGTGGCATAATCAAAAGAATCTAGTTTTCTTTTAAGTGCATTAATTCTCCTGTAGTCTCTAACAGAAGCTACCCAAGGATACTCTTCGGTATTTTTATCAATCCAAATATTAGCCTCATCGCTTGATAAGGCTAAACTTGCAGGTGGTTTTATATTATTTTTCCTACACTCTTCATTAAAAGCTTTTCTTGATAAGATGGGACTTTCTTGTATCCAAGGTATTTTATTTTCAGTTTCAAAACGAAGCTCTGCTATACTTTCTTTTTGTTTTTTTAGCAGTTGTGTATCAATTGGAATCCCCCGTTGAACTATATTCCTATTAACTCTAGATATATCCCTTTCAAACTGAGGCCATTTACTCTCTAGTTTTTTCCATATATCTAGACATAGTTGTGAATCTTTAAGAGCATAATCTAAAACATCTTTCCTAAAAGATTCATCCATGCTTTCCCACCGCTTACCTAACATTAAGTTTCTAGTTTCTTTACTAATTTCAAGGTCAAACAAAACTTGCGATGCTCCTTTCAAAGAGCGTGGCAAATCGCAGAAGGCGCATAAGTCTGCTGTACAATGCCATTCTGCATAGTTTGTGCTATCCCACAAACCCTCTTTAACCCCATATAAATAAAGAGTTTCATCGAATGATGCGTTGTGGGATAGCACTCTGTTACCCCCTAACAGAAACCAGTCAAAATCTTTTGGGTGACCAACAAACTCTGTACCATCATCACCTACGACAGAAACCATGTAAGCATCAAAGCTTGGGTGTGAGAAATAACCTAAAGGCCCAAGTGTTTTAATCGAGCATTCTTTATCATAATATGTTTCAAAATCTAATGCGTAGGTATTCATATCTTTGGGGTTGCCCCAACAACTTTAAGAGAAAGCAAAAAAACTTAAAGTTGTTGGAGCCTAAGAAGGCACCGAAGGGGAAAACGAAAAAGCCCTTGATGCCAGATTGTTATTCAGTTTCTTTCCCTGAATCAACAGTCTCCTGCGATTCATCTTTTTCCTCTTCTATATCTAACTCTTGCTGTTCTGGTTGTTTTTTCATTTCATGAACAGAAGCTGCGATATGTTCGTAGACAATTTTCATGTCTTCTTTCTTAGTAGAAGTTTCATCTATGATTTGAGAATATGTAGAAATAAGATTTTCTATCTCATCAAGTTGATGATCTAACACTTCTATAATTTTATCTCGTGTATAATAAGTTGTGTCTTCCATTATACTTCGTTGTACCAGTTTGATTCTTTATACCAGTCATCAAGCCACTCCATAGCTTCAGCAGAAGCATTTGTTTGGCCATCCTTAACCCTTGCACTGAGTGATGGGTAAAAATAACTTCCCCCAGATGTAAGTTTGAAAGTCCACAGCTTAGAAGCTATGTCATTTCCTACTCTTCTACCACGAGTTTGCTTATATACAGGGTGCCACATTCCTTTGTACCCAAAGTTTTGTGTTCTTAGTATTCCACCAGCCCATTTATTATCATCCATATCATATTCAAATGCCTCTTCATCACAGGTATTACCCTCTTGATATGGGAAAAATAAATCAAACTCGCAACATTCGATAATTTTTCTAGGTTTGTCAGATGGTTCCTTCTCTTCTCTGTTCCACCTCTCGACATCTGCAATAAGAACTTTAGCTTCTTCTTCTGTCCAAACAGTCCTACCTGGACCATGCTTATCCCAATCCGTTTGTTCAGCCCAACCTTTTTTATGTGCTCCAACTAGAACGGCTGTTTCTTCTTTAGCTGTAGTAATTACAAACTCTTTTTTTACAAAAAGGTTTCCAATATCGCTCGGCTCCGCAAACTGTGAAGTCGGCTGTCTTATGTTTAATCTATCTAATTGTAGATCATTACTAGGTTTAAAAACAACATCAAGGTTTGCTACTGGTTCAACAATTGCATTTTGTGTCGATTCTATTATTTCTGTTTTTATTTTTTTTGTTTTAGTACTCATTTATTTTATTTTATTTTAATGTGTATCTTGTTTCAGATACATCTATTATGGAAGCTTCAGTTAAAGCATCCATAAAATCTCTAGATCTCTGACCTTTCTCCCCATCAGGGGCTAGTCTACCTACCTCATCAGATATTTTTTTCAAGGGAAAGTTAGCGAATCTGATTACATCTTCTTCATCTAAGTTAAATTCTTTAGCTAGCTCAACTAGTTTTTGATTGTCTATACACTTACGGCTAGCTCCCATGCTTTTTAGTTTCAATGTAGGAAACTCCATTCCCTTTTTTGCTTCGTCTACGGCAACTGATTTAATTCTGCTAGCCCAGTTTGTAACTATTTTAGCTATACTCCAGAGTTGTTCTAAAGTTTGTGGATCTTTAGGATCAATTATATCTGTTTTAGGGATAGCACTTTCACTAACACGATGTGCAATTTCCAAAGCAACATTTCCTAAAGCAGGGCATTTTTCCTCGTGTTTGCAGAACCTACAATTAATGTTTGGGTTTAATCTATCTATATCAGGAACGTCATCTTCCCATTGAGGTCTTATAAGTTCTCCTGATTTTATAACATATGACAAATCTTTAACTACTTTTGATAACCCTTCCCTTGTGAATGTTCCAGATAAAACCTCATTTCTAGCAGGTATGTAGAATACAAAAATGATTTCATTTAACTTTTGAAACTTTTGAAAGGCTCCTGTGCTGTACGCTTTTGCTTGCCAGTTTTCTGTGGGTTCATCAATAATACTAATACCTGTTTTATAGTCACCCATAACGGCTTTGTCGTCATCATACAAAGTTATCCTGTCACAAGTCCCCCACGTTTGAGTACCATTTAATTGAACGTCTACCTGTATCTCATTGTGATCAATACGCTCTACATCACCTATAACTTCATCTAAAAAATTATCTTCCTGTTCGACAGTTTTTTCATAGAGCATGACCTCCTCTTCATTATGCAACGCAGAGGGGTCACGAATTTCTAAAGCTTCGTGGATGCGTGTTCCCTTTTCTGCTGCTGCGTTTGTTCCACTACGTCCTGTGTAACCTGAGCAGGCTGCAACGTATTTAAGGCTAGATGGTGAGAATTCTGCGTGTCCTCTGCTACTATGATCTGGTTGATTATTCATTATAATATCTAGTAGTAAACCACTGATTATATGTTTGAGGTTCCGCAGCTGCATCCCACTCCCGTTGTTTTTTAATTTTTTTAAAATTTTTTATATACTTAATATCATCATCACTTAAATCAAACCATTCACCCCGCCCTCGTTTAGCGCGAAAATGTGAATGTAACTCTTTTTCATCTTCATTAAATCCCTCAAATGAAAATAAACATTCAATTTTTGGTGTTCTCGCTCCAAGTGTTTTTTCTCTTTGAATGATATGTTTCGATCTCCCTATTTTGTGCATACCACATGCGTGGTCTACCATAAGGTATATGTTTGTTTCTTTACCACGTTTTGTTTTAGACAAGCGCACTACAATAGGTTCTTTTTTAAATTCTATTAAATAATTTATATATGATATATGATTGTCTAATTCTTCCCTTCTATAATATTCTTCTGTACCCCACTCATTAAAAGTAAAAAAACCTTTAGCTTTGGCAATTTTCTCACGATCTATCTCCTCTTTGTAGTCGGGTAGTTCAAAAATTTCTTTTAGTTCATTAATGCTCATAGCATGCCATTTTTCTTTTTCAGGGTCAGCATGCTTAATATTTGTATGTTCTGGTTGATTATCCATGTAGTGCTTCTAGATTTTTTATTTTACTATTTATTGTTTTCATTACCCTTTCCTCAACAGAACCAGCAGCTACTAAAACTTTTTGTATAGCGTCTGATTTAGCCCCATTCCTATGTATTCTCCCTAAAGTTTGTAGGTGGTTCTTTGCAGAAAAACAAGGACTGATAAGGCTTACCCTTGGCCTATTCCCATTTATATCATGTAAAGAAACACCAGTACCACCTGCTGCGATGTTGCACACAATCAAATGTTCTTTGTCTTTTTGAAAATCATCAATTGCTCTTTGTCTTTCATCAGCCGTTTGATTGCCTTGTATACTTGGGCAATTAAGTTTTTCACATAACGCTGCAAGAGAATCAGCAAAATTCACAAATATGACTACAGAGTTTCCTTGCTTAACAAGATCTTCTGCAATATCTACAAGGTCTGGAACTTTAAAGGATTCAGCAAGTTGCCTAGCTCTAAGTATATCAACTATAGCAAACCCACTATTTTCTAAAGACTTTTTGTCTAGTATGAAGGCTTCAATAATTGCAGGCGTTATACCTAACTCTTCATATGATTTTATAATATCTTTAGTTTTACTAAATTGAGTTGGCTCTACAAAAACTCTATTGTCCCTAAAAGAATCTGGAAAGTCTTCAACAGTCAACTTGTGACCTGTTACACCATATATTTCATTTTTAACATGTTGTAATTTTTCACGGCTAATTAACCTCCACTGATTCCATTGGTCTTGAGCACAGCCATTTTGCAACATCCAAGAAAACCAATTTCGTTTTAAACCTTCTGTCTTATTAAGACTATGTAGTCCTAACATATATCCTATAGATCTCATCTCTGTAGGATCTTCACAAGCCGTTGCACTTAGCCCATGTACTTTGTACCCTTGTTGTACTAATGAAATGAGTAGTTGTGCATTTTGTGTGAATGGTCCTTTTGCCTTATGTATCTCATCTACAATAATCAAAGTGTCTTTAGGTAAATGCCACTGCATTATTTTCTTACCTCTTTTTGTCATGAAGGGTTTTTTACCCCTACGAATAAGCTCATAGTTAATGACAAAAAGTAGTTTATCTTTAGGTATGCCAAACTCTTCTAACTCCCTTGTCCATGAAGGTATAACGGCTTTTGGGCATATTACAGCAACATGACAATCAAGTTCTTTAGCTATAAACGCTGATACTACAGTTTTACCAGTACCTACACTTGATGTATCAATGGTATTGTTACCTTTCGACAAAGATTCTAGGAAAAAGCAAGCAGCCTCCGCTTGCTTAGGGTAAAGCGTTTTCATTTGTCTTGCTATACCATATTGGGAAAGACGTGTCTAATCTTTTTTATGCCAATCTTTAACAAACTTTTCTGATTTCCTTATGTAGCAGGCTATTAAATAAGCATCCACCATTCCATCATGAGCCTTAGAACATCGTTTACTTTTTAGCCAACACTCTTCAGGAGCTAATAGGTTGGCTACACCTAATGCAGCTTTCTTTGTATCATATGGAGGTGATAGGTGCCCTAGCATAGATTTTTGCCAATTGTGTACTTTAACACAACGCACATCCCATTGTTTAGTTTCTGCCATACCTAACAATTTACCGAAAGATATTCCCATAGACCTTACGGCTTGAGAAGATTTAGCGTGGTGTAATGGCTCTTCTATTGCGACAGTAAACTGACTAGGAAAAGGGTCACACCCTAAGATCCATTGATAAACTTTATAAGTATCGATTTCTCTTTTCTTACAACGATGCAGTGTTGGCATTACTGTTTTAGCTATGACAGCCCCTGTTTGTTTTGATATGGCTACTAGACCCCCATTAAGACCATTATCTATCCCTATAATCATAACCCTATGATATCTCTTTCTCTAATTAAAAGACCATCACCTTCTGAGGGCACAAACACAGAAATATTTTTATCTAAAAGTTGAAGATAATAAATTTCTCTATAGCTACTTGGAATTACTAAATAGAAAACACCTAACTGAGTTACATTGCCAAACTTAAAATCTTTGTTTGGAAGATCTTCTCTAATAGCAACTAAAGGATTTTCTACCTTAACCCTATTCTGAAACATTTGTGATTGGCTCATCATCTAAGAAGACAGGTGTTGCATCTCCCATGTCTGTTTGTAAGTATTCATATTCATATCTCTTTCGAGCTTCTTTCTCACTTATTTCAAAATTCTTCTGTAAGTACTCAAGCGTTAACTGCTTCGAGTAACATGCTACAGGTGGCCTGCCAAAGGTTTCAACTGTACCTATAAAGGCATCATTCAAACCTGAAAATTGTATGGTAAAATTATCTGGGTTTTCATAAGAATTATTATCCATCATTTTTTTCTTCTAATGTTTCAACATCAATAATTTTTACATCTTGTACCTTTGGCGAGTCTTTTTTAGATCCATTCAAGATAGATATATCAATGTGCATGCTTCCTGCAACACCTGTCTTTTTATCAATGTTCAAATTCCTTCTTATCATTTGATCCAGAACATCTAGATCTTTAATTGTTCTAGCGTGTTTTATATTCTTTAGGCTTTGCTTTAGTAATTGGATTCCAGAAGCTGCCATATACGCTTGATACTGTTCTGCTGGAGAGCTCTGTGCTTCAGCTAATTCTTCAATATCTTTAGTCTCTTGTACTTTTTCGTCATGCGTTTTTATACACTCCTCTAATTTTTCTTCAGCCTCATTTTTAACTTCAATGTCTTCTTCCTCAAAAGCTTTCTGAAGTGCTTCATCTTCTTCTACCTTTTTATTTTTATCATACCTACTTGTTTTAGCCATAACACCAGCACTTCTTAACCATCTACGTACGGTGCTTACATGAATGTTCAGCTCACGAGATATACTTACAACCTTATAACCATCATTATAAAGTTGTATAGCTCTGTGAAGTAGTTCAGCTTTCTGCTTAATCTTGCTCAATCTATATAATTATACTATTTTTATACATATAATCAAGTTCTATGGCTAGCACACTACATGTATATGAACCTCGAATAGATCCAACTACTAAGAAGATGGATGTTGGAGGTTTACTTATATCACCAACAAACACACTAACAGCTCTTTTATATGGGCTGTCTCATCACGATTCTAACAAAGCAAAAGAATATTATTTTTGGAGACTTTGCGATATCTTGTGGAATAACGATGACTTACCAGAGAAGATGATGGTTAAACATCCTTGGGCAGAGGATATGATCAAAGCAGTTATCCGTAATAAGTATGTGGCAATAGGTGGTGCTGCTTCGTCTGGTAAATCACATACAATGGCTGCCTGGGGTATACTTAACTGGTTAGCTGCTCCAAGAGACACACTAGTTCTTTTAACATCAACCACGTTACGTGAGGCTCGTAAACGTATTTGGGGATCTGTAATCAGTTTATTGTCTGTTATTGAAGGTGCCCCATTAAAAGTAAGAGATTCTATTGGTAATGTTGCTTATATAAATGAGCAGGGGAACTTAATAGAGCGAGCAGGTTTATCTTTGATTGCTGCTGAACGATCTAAAACAAGGGAAGCCGTTGGTAAATTTATTGGAATAAAGCAGAAGAAAGTAATTCTTATTGGGGATGAGCTCGCTGAATTAAGTGAAGCTATACTACAAGCAGGACTATCAAACTTATCAAAAAACCCTTCATTTCAGTTAATTGGCATGTCTAACCCATCTAGTAGGTTTGATGCTTTTGGTGTTTGGAGTGAACCAAAACATGGTTGGGATTCAGTAGATACAAATATTGATGATAAATGGAAAACTAAATGGGGTGGTCAGTATGTGCGTTTTGATGCAGAAAGAAGCCCTAATATCAAAGCTGGAGAGACTGTATATCCTTGGTTACCAACGGCAGAAAAGTTAGCTGAAGATAAAGCTTTATTGGGTTCAGAATCAAGGGGTTACATGCGTATGGTTCGTGCTGTTTTCTTTGATTCGGATGAGACAGATGGTATTTATACGGAGGCAGAAATAACTCGTTCAGGATCAATGGGGTCTGTTGAATGGTCTGGTACACCAATACCGATTGCTGGTTTAGACCCTGCTTTTACTAATGGTGGGGATAGGACAATACTATATACAGGACTAGTTGGGTATGATAACACAGGTCAGTATGTGGTTGAGTTGCAAGATTCAATACACATTAATGACGATGCCACCAACAAAGCGGTCCCCCGCACGTACCAAATAGTTCGTCAGGTGAAAGACATATGCTTGAAGAAAGGTGTTCAGGCTCAAGATCTTGCGGTTGATGCAACAGGTGCTGGTGCTCCTTTTTGCGACGTTCTAGCTGGTGAGTGGTCAGATCAAATTCTAAGGGTTTCTTTTGGTGGTAAGGCATCAGATCAACGGGTTTCTTCTAATAGTAAACAAAGAGGGCAGGAATTATACATGAATAGGGTCAGCGAACTTTGGTTTGTTGGCAAAGAGTTAATGCGAACAAAACAATTTTTTGGCATTACTAATGATTTAGCTCAGGAAATAACGGGTAGGAATTATGATATGGTGAAGGGATCTAGTTTGAGAATGAAGATTGAGTCTAAAGTAGAGTACAAATCTAAGTTTGGTAAGAGTCCTGACTTAGCTGATGCGGCTTTTTTATGTCTTGATTTAGCCCGACAACGTCACGGCCTTGTGGCAGTAGACCCACCTGAAGACAATTCTTTAGGAACTAGGGTAGCAAAGAAACGCACGATTAAAAAGTTAGCTTCAATACTTACTGTAGATACAATATAAGTACTACGTATTTACGATGTATATGAATTTCAATTTGACATCCTACATAAAAGTTTCCCCTGCAAGCGTATGTCATTTGTTCTGTTAGTAGAATAAATGACATACGCTTTATAGAAAATATTTTATAGTAGTGGTTTGGTTTCCAAGTTAGCTAGTTGAAAAACTCAATAAAAAGATTAAATTTACTATTATGGCTTTAAATTATAAGGATCTAACTTCTAAAGAAAAAGACAACTATGCTTCACAGGTTGCTAAACAGTTACAACGAGCTTTCAGGACTAAACTAGGTGTAACAGGACCTATAAGTGGTACGGATGAAAAAGCCGTATCTAGTATTCTTAAAGATTTAAGGGGGATAGGTTCTTCTGACTTAATAAATAGAATTTCAAATGCTCGCCAACTTATTGATAATAAAGGGAGGGTTTCAAATAAAAAATATTTTCCTGATGGGTTGCGAGAAGCTTTAAAAAATGAGTATTCAGGATCAGCAGAAGATAACATTCTTCGTCAATTTGGATATGCTTCAGATAAACTATTTAGAGATTCAGAAGATGAAACTTTTTTAAGGAGAAAAGGTTTAGATACAGATAAGTCTTATTTTGATTTGCTTGGAGGTATTAAAAAAGGCACCTCTACTGGTAATATTCCAGACACAATGCCTGTATTTGATCCTGATGTACAGAAAAGAGTAACAAGACTAGCCAACGAAGCAACCAACAAATCAATCGGTGAAGAGCTGGGTAAAATGATGCAACAAAAAGCTAGCTCAGGCTCATCAACTTCTGATCCAGCTCCAGCTTCAGGCTCAGGCTCATCTCCAGGCTCAGGCTCATCTCCAGAGGATCTTAGTAAGCCAGAGGATATTAGTAAGAGAAAGTTTACTGGACCCTATTTAAATAGTCTGTTTCCCGATGAATCAAACTATCAAACGATGACAGCACGTCAACTTATTAATGCTGGTCTAGCCAACAAAGATCAAATTCAAAATTATAAAAATTTCCCTAGTGTGCGAGGAGAGAATAATGAAGTATCAGAACAACAAAAGCAAATAGCCAAAAGATTACAAGGCACAAGCGACCCTGCTAAAGAAGTGTTGTCACAAAAAGATAAGATTGCCCGTATTAGATCTAACTTTGCAAATAAAAGACAAGCAGACTTCCAAACTCAAAAGAACAAGAGTAGGCAATTTGTTGATGAGATTCTTGATGACCCTCGTCGCTGGAAGATGACGGGTTCTACTCCGTCAGGAGAAGGAAGGACTGTTAACCGTATGATGACTGGAGATCCATCAGGCCGTAGAGATATCCGCAGTGCTGCTGCACAGGAATCAGAAAGAGGTAGGAGAAGATTTTTTGATAATCGTAGGCGTAAGCGTGAAGCACGTCGTAATCGTCGTAACAATCCTGTTGCTATGAACACAAGAAATATGCCAAATAACTACACCGCATAATGGCCTTTTCATTACAAAGAGAGTCTAGCAAATTACGTAATGCTGCTAGGCGACTAAGAAAGAAAGGTTACTCTGGTGAAGCAGGTAAGATGATGGCTGCTTCTGAAATGGCCAGAATGCGAGAGCCTAACATTATGACTCCTGAGTTTAGGAGAGCAGAAGCCTCATCACAGACGGCATTGAGGAATGCACAGTTAGCTGCATCTAGCCCTGACTTTGATCCCGTTAGAGATATCCAACCTTTGAAGCAACAGTTTTTTAGGTCTAGTGCTTTATTACCTGCGAGTCAACAATCAATGGTAACTGCTAAGTTTGGTTCACAAATGGATGCTATTACTCAGTCTTCTACAAGAGATGCTGCTGCAAGAAAACAGATGAGAGCTCAAGACTTAGCTTTCCAAGCTTCCCAAAGAAAGTTTAAAGAAGATAAGCGTCAATTAAAACAACAACGTAAACTTGAAAAAGCTTTACCTGACGTTGGTAAAAGATTAGATAGTATCATACAGAGTGTTGATACGCCTGAGCAAAAACAAAAGAAAGTTTTATCTGAAGCATTTTCAAATCCTAAGTTATATGCTTTACCTGCTGCATCTGCGGCTATTGGTAGTGCTATGGGATTAATCCAACAACAAGATGCAAAAGTTAATAGGAAGCAAGAAAGGGATACAGATCTCAGTGTTATTGCTGCCCGTTTAGGTGCTACTGATGCGATTGATTTAATCAAACAAGGTAACCTTGGAGATGCTATAAAAATAATTGGTCAGAAAGTTGATCAAACTAAAACTGATGAGCTTAGTGCAAGAGGCTTTTTAAGAAAACAAGGAGATATAAAATCAAGGTTAACAACATTTGAAGCTGCTGTGAAAGAACTCAGAGGTGAAGATAGTTTATTTTTAGATCCTAAAGATGTAGCCACTGCACTGACATTAGCTAAAGGGCAATTGTTACCAACAGATAAAAAATTAATTGAAGAGTTTAATAAACTTATAGAACAATTATTAGCTAAAGATGAGTTTACAGATAACGACCCAATCCTTGAAGAGATGAAAAGACTATTGAGAGCGGGTGGTGAAAGCCTTGGTCCTAATAGAACGATGCAGTCTGCTACCCCTGTGCAAACTACCAGGAGTGAAATGGGTCTTTAATAAAAAAAATTAATATCGTGTCAGAAACTATTTTTCCAGAATTAGCACCACCTACTTATTCAACACCTGAAACACCTGCAACAGCTCCTATATTAAAATTTAACGAGTGGCAACAAACAGAAGCAGAAGGTATAGAAGATTTAAAGGATCAAGAAAGAAGCTACTTTGATTATTTTAGGTTGGAGAAATTTAAAAGGGATGAGTTAACTCCATCAACGGAAGCTGATATTAGGCAACTTTATTTTGAAAACTTAGGTGTTGAGCCTGATCTTAGTGAAGAAGAAAGATCTCAGATTGGGTTACAATCAACGGCTTTCAAACCTTCTTTAGATCAACAAATTGAGTTAGTTAAAGGTGGGTATGGTGAAAAAGAAATTCAACCTTTTTTAGATCTCCCTGAAGTAGATCAAAACAAAAAGTTTTCTGATGCTAAGGAGATGCTAGTCCGTCGTGGTCAGTTATCCTTTGCGTCTTTTAAAAAAGATGGTAAGAGCTTTGTACAAGCAGGTAACTACGATAAGTTAAGTCCTAATGACATAAGTTTTGCAAAACAAGAAGCTTTATCAGCTATAGAAACTGGAGCTCTTAACCCTACAGACCTTTGGCAAGTATCACAGGGGCTTACTAAATCTGGTGTTGGTGAAAGGTCTATATTTCAAAATGAATTAGACCAAGACTTATTAGGTAAACTACAGGATATATTAACTAAAGAAGCCAGTGGTGCAGAGTACCAACCTTTAACGGATGCTCTTGATGAAGTTATTACTACAAAAGATGAGAAGAGCTTTTTCAGTCAATTAACGGATGATGACCCAACAAGTATTACTCAAGTACTTATTGATGAAGATCCTACTGGCATACGCTCTGTACAGAACACCTTGATAAGGTTGTTCAATGAGGATAAAGGGGTCACTACAAAAGCTAACTTTGAAAGAATATCTGACTCTGATGTTTACACAAGGGATAGAGTTATCACTTTAGTTCAAGAGTTAGCTGTTCGTCATGCTAATGATAATAATGAATTTGCATATACTGATGACCCTAAAAGTCTAAAAGATAATATTCGTCGCTCACAACTAGGCGTGCCTATGGCAGACCCAAGGTTGATGATGCAGAGAGATAACTTTAAAAAATCATTGCTTCAACATCAAGGATTATCTGACGTTGAAAAAGACCTCCTTAAAAGACAAAGAGAGTTTTATATGCTTTCAAGAGCTAAAAGGTTTGACAGCATACTTTCTGATTTCAGTGCCACTAGCGACAAATGGTTAACTTTAAAGACTTCCGATCCTGAAGCATTTAAAAATAATCCTGTTGAAGTTTTTGATGAATTTTTATCAGACGATGATAATTATAAATCTTTTCAGAATAAAGCTTTGGGTGTTGCTTCCTCTGTAAAGGATGCTCTTTTTGGTTTAGTAGCTAGTGTTGGTGCTCTTGCTGGTAATCAGAACGCTGTAGATTATTTGTTTGAATACCAAAAGGAGCAGCAAGAAAGAGCTGAGTTAGCAAATCTTTTTGGTGATGAGATGGGGACAACTTATCAGGTCTTATCTACAGCAACACCAATGATAGCTGATATAGGTATTACTACGTTGTTGACCACAACAACGGCTATGGGTGGTGCAGGTTATGTTGCTGCAAAAACTGCGGCAAAGAAAATGGCTAAAGAATTAGCTGAGGACGTAGTTAAAGGCGTTAAACCACCAATGACTTTTGGTAAAGTTTTTTCAAAAGAACTTACTAATAATTTAGGTAAAATGGGTTATCAAGTTCCTGCACTTACTACTTCTACAGCTGCTAGAATCTTTGGTAATTCTTATGCTACAATTTATTCTGCACTACCTGATGATCCAGATCTGAGTGCAGAAGAAAACCATCAATACAAAAGAGATCGTGCTTTAGGTTATGGTGCTAGAGCGGCTGTTGGAGGTGGTTTAATTACAGCAGCTTTTAGTGCGCTTGGTTTTGGTGGTTTTGAATCTGTCTTTTTAAGACGAGGCACATTCAGACAGCTAAAGAATGTCCATGATAAGTTTGCTTCAAAGCTAAATGCTTCTTATGGGGGTGCTGGTATGAGCTCTGCTCAGTTTAAAAAGTTTTTAATTGATTCATCTAAACGGGTCAATAAAGAGTTGTTTGCTGGTTTAAAAGGAAAAGGTTTTATACCATTGACTTTAACTCGTGCTGCTGAAGAAGCAGTTGAAGAAGGTCTACAAGAAATTTTTATAGGCACAATGGAAGAAGCGGGACATAAACAAGATGTTCCTTTGCTTGATTTACTTCATCGTGGTTTAAATGCTGCTAAGGTCGGAGGAATTCTTGGTGGAGCGGCTTCTGCTGTTAGGTCTGGGGTACAAGCAATATCAGGTAAAGATACTTTTGTTGGAGATGCTGGTTTATTTGAAGCAGAGCAAGCACGTCTTATATCACAAGATAGAAAATTATTAAATAGGCTACGTGCAAATGATGCTAACTTAACGGCTGAGGTTTTAGAAGGTATACTTTTATCTGCTCCTGCCAGAACAGGCACAGGTAGTGCAGATGGAACTACTACACCTACTACACCTACTACCCCCACCCAACCTGACGCAAGCCCTCGAAAACCTGATACTAATTTAAAAAATAAAGTAGATGAGGCTAAAAACAAGGAGGCTGCTGCAAAGAAAGAGGTTGAAGTTGCAGAAAAAAATCTGCAAGAAAAGCAATCTGGAACACCCCTTAAAAATAGTAAAGGTCAAAATGTAGGCTCAACAAAACAAGTTGACTCAGAAGCAGTAGAAGAAGCAGAGGAGAAACTTAATCAAGCGACGACTAATTACAATGAAGCAGTAGAGACTCGTGAACTTGCTGAACAAGTTTATAAAGCTAGTACAACCCCATCAGAGGAAAAGGGAGATTTAACTAAGGGAGATTTAACTAAGGGTGAGACGAAAACTTTAGAGAAGGTTGTCCCTTCTGAAGCATTAACAGAAGTATCAGGTTTATCTACGGTATTAAACCAGTGGCAGATCAAAAACAAAAAAGCTTTAATCACACATGGTATTAAAATCAAACCTGTTTCATCTATTAATGTTGGAAATATAGAAGATAGGACAGGTTTAGCTAGAGTTGTTGCTAATGATGATCTTAGCATAACTCTAGAAGTGAATACATCTGCTTTGTCAGGTGCCCTTAAAGGTTCATCAGATCCTTACGATACCTTTCAATCAACTATGGGGCATGAGATAATACATGCTCTTGAGTTTGTACATTTAAGGAGAGAATACTTAGCTTTAACACCTGCTCAAAGGAAACAACAATCTTTCAATAATTTTATAATCAATAGGAAAAGAGAAATTTATAATTCTATTGAGGGTTCCGAAGATATTACGGAGGATATACGTAGAGAAGTTGTTTCATTGTATTTAAACATGCCCATTGAAGATGTTGTTCTTCCTGGTGAAACCAAATACACAGCTAAGATTGAGTCTCAAAAAGATTTATCAGTTCCTGTTTACAGTAGAGTAACTAAAAAGTTTAACGCTGACCTTAACAAGGTACGTCAAAGTAAACCATTTTTTGTATCTTGGGAAGCGAGTGACTTTGAACTTAATTGGGAGACAGAGAATAAAAGAATTGGTGAGCGTATAGATGGTAATAATATTGGTATCTACAGATACGAAACTACATTTGAGGGAGACACTAACCCAACAAAATATAAAATAGAACTAGTTTCTACTAAAACGGCTAAAGGTGAGAAAGTTAAAGCTTGGGAATTAAAGATTACCAAAAAAGAAATTGTTGATCAGAGAGGTTTAGCAAACACTCGTGATGTCATTGAGCCAGAAGTAAACATAACTAGAAAGTTTTTGCTACCAGAAGATGAGTTTTCCTCCAAAAGAGCTAGGAACGAAGCTGAAAAACATATTAGAGAAAGATTAAAATTACCACCTAAAGGTAGTAAGAAAGGAAACATTGTTAACTTAAATGCTTCTGTTGTTACAACACCTTTTAACTTTGAGTTCAAATCAGAGCCACCGCACTTTGCCTTACAGACAAGGCAATTAGTACAGCGTCCTGCTAAGGTAACTGTTACTGAAGGTGTAGCTGGTGATACTATATCTTCTCCAGAAGGAGACATTGTAAACAGAGATACCTTTGACACAAAAGAAGAAGCTGAAAAAGCTGCAAGGCAAACTGTAGATAACTTCATTGGTAAGCTTAAAGAACAAGCTGAAGAGAATGCTCGTAAAGAATTATCTGGACCACTATATACTTACACCGAAACCGAAATCAACGAGGGTTTCAGTAAAGATGAAAATGGTAACTACAAGAATGATGAGTTCGCATCTTTTGTAGCCACAGAGTTTAGTCCTGAGCAAGAGCAACAAGTACGTGATGCTTTTGAAATTAAAGTAGATGAAAAGAAACCTCAATTAAATGAGGAGTTAATTCTTTCAGAAGCTACCCGTATGATCATTGAGGCTAGAAAGTCTGGAGATGGTAAGCTTTCTCAAGAAGAGAAGCTTATGAATAACTCTAAGTTTCCAGCTTTCCTTCAAAACATTTTAGACTTACTTAAAAGCTACGCTAGAAGAATTGCTGCTACAATATCAGATGTACCAAAACAACTTAATGATTTAATTATTTCTGTTGAAGACATATTAGCTGATTATAATTCTAGGCTTTTAGAAGTTGAATTAAGGGGCACAGAGATGCCACCAAAGGCAGAGAGCTTTTACTTTGCTAGATTACTTAAAGAGGCATCAGCTAGGTTGTTAGGTAAAAAAGGTAAAGTAAGACTAACAGCCGTTAACTCTGACAAGTATCAATTTACTGGTGAGTCTGAGGATGTAACTATAGAAAGAATACCTTACGCCAACAACGTAGATTTAGGTACAACATTTCGTGTTACTAAAAAAGATCAAGATAAGTGGGTCGTGCGTAGAAATGGCAAGCCACTGATGATGCGCTTACTATCTAAATCTGAATCTATGGAGTCAGAAGTTCATGCCATCTTTGATTCTCCTCAACAAGCATCTGTTTGGTTTGCATCACAAGAAGAATCAGACACTCCTGAGATTACATTTAATAAAGTAGAGACTGCTGATAATAAAGAAGAGCACATTTCAAATGCAGGTATAATTAGGATTGTTAAAGAAGATACTAAATTTAGACTTTATGTAGATGGTCAACTTTATGGTAGTGATACTAACACAGACTTAAATACTTTTGATACTCTTGAAGCAGCAAAAGAAGTAGCACAGAGTGAGTGGGAGAATTTATTTTCTGAACTTGCACAACCACAGACGGCTTCAGCAGCTACGGAAGCTTTCCTTGCACGACAACGAATTTTAAAAAATATAAAGTATCCTTCTCCAAGTATTGAAGTAACAAATTTTTACAAAAACAATTCTGTTGAAGTCGATGAGAGTAAACAAGACTCTGTCTTTCCAGAAGATACTTTTAACGAAGGGTTTAGAAAAGATTCCAAGTGGCTTAAAGAAGCACCTGATCAATCAAGCAATGATTATGTAAACTCATTGCTAGTAAATTTATTGGGAGCTAAGTCTGTTAAGGAGGGAACAGTTGTAAGTTATAAACAGATTGAGTACACACCTTTCTCTGATACTAATGAAACCCCTGCAAAACAAACATCGGCTATCCTACGACATGGCAATGAAATAATTATGTTAGTCGATGTTGCCCCTAATGTTACATTACCTTTCTATATATTCAATGGTCAACATGATAACACTGATGGCTTATTTGAAATGGGTAAGTGGTACCCATTCTTAGGTATCTCTGAGTCAGGTGGCTGGATGTCAAAACTTGATGGGTTCAATGCTAGAAAAGGATTTGATATTGATGGCGTTAAACAGACACAGCTTGAGCTTAATAAAGCAATCCCCCCGTCTATCATTGATGCTTCTCAAATACCATTAGCTAAATTTTCTGAGGGTAAAGAGAAACAGGAAGCAGGATTCATGACTCATGTTTCATGGATCAATGATGTTACATTTAATAATCTCAGACCACAGTTGGCGGTTGAAGTTGAAGAGACTGAAGAGTTAACAAAAGCTCAAAAAGCTATTGAAAAGAGGTACATGGCTGCTGTTAAAAAAGGAGACATGGATGCTGCTGACAAAGCACTATATGACTTTGCTAAGTCTGTAGGTTTTAACACCATTGCTTGGCATGGCAATCGTAAAGGGGGAGACTTCACTGTATTCGATGACGCAAAATTAGGGGATACTACAGGTTCTATCAACACAGAGTTAGGTCACTTCTTTGCTACCAGTAAAGATACAGCACAGACATATAACAATCTGACTTTCTTCAAAGGATTTGAAACCAAAGGAGCTGACAAAGGTCTTCTTGATTCTGCTAAAGCTCTTATGAAATCAATTGTGGATGCTGTTAAAAAGTTTCCTACGATGCCAGACAACGAGAATCCTCTTTTTCGTAAGAAGTCTACTTTTACTTTTGTTGAAAAAGAAGGAACCGTTAAGTTTTTTGATAGTGATGGTAAACGTGTGCTTTCTGAGGAATCTAAAAAAAGTATAACTAAAAATGTTCTTGATCTAAACCCAATACCTGCTGGTCAAGCTAAGTCGGCAGAAGCTTTTCTGTTAGGGATACAACAATTAATGATCCTAGCTAAATATGTAAATGTTTATTCGTGGGCAGGTTCTAGGTTACTCCATCAAGCAGCGGCAAGTTATGATTTTAATAACCCACAGAGTTCGATTGCTATTGTTCCTTCTAAAGATGGAAATGTCCGACCCTTCTTCTTGAAGACGGGAGAGCAAGGAACTTTTAAGTCACCTTATTTAGTTTCTCAGAAAACTTTGCATAAGCCCCAAAGGTGGCATGCAGAAATGGCTCAGAAGATGAGGGCAGGGGAAACCGACCGTACTGCTTTTGCTACTGAAGATCCTACTACAGATGCAGGGATATCAGGGGTTAAACAGTTGAGTCAGGAGGAACTGCTAACAGCGATACGAGAAGGTGGTGAACTGAAAGGTGGGATAGGGGCTGCCAGCATAGAGAAGTCCCATATCTGGATTATTCCAGATACATCTAATATAAGGTCAGCAGATACAGTAGTAAAAGATGAGTCAGGTAACGTGATACCTCCATCCCAGAGATTTGCTTCTGGTAAACGAGACATTTATGGTAGAGACCCTAACAGAGTTGTTGTACCAGAAAAAGATTCAGACTCTTTTTACAAATCTTACAAAAACTTACAGGTCAAGAAGGAACAAATTGAGGAAGCAGAGAGTGCAACTCCAGAACCTGTACCTACTGAACCTGTAACTCCAGAACCTGCAACAGAACCCAAGCGGGCATATGGGGATAGTGATACTAGAGATCCACTTGAATTCTTTTATAGAAGGCCAGAGCTCCATATTCTCGATAGAGCTAAAAAGGCAATCAGTAGGCTTAAAGAACAGATTAAAGAGAAGGAAGAGGAGGATGCTGGTGGTAAACCTTTGATCAAGAACAATATAGTGGACATGGTAAGGAGAAGGCTTGGCAAACTTGAAAAGATTTTTGAGAATTTTGGTGGAAGAGAGACTGCACGTAAAGCTGTCACTAACTTTACTGAAACAGAAACTTTAGTACAAAAATACAAAGACCTTAAATCTTTACCAGATGATCAGGCAGATGTCTTTACTAATATATTGATCTTGGCTAGTGAGCTAGAATTAATAGACTTTTCACAAGGCAGACCAGAAGTCACAGAGAGCACTCCTAAAAAGGTTGAGCTACCTCCTAAAGATGAACTAGTTTCTGTTACCAAAGAACAAACACCAGCTAAAGAAACTATTTATGTAGCCCGTGTCGAGGATCAGGTTGCAGGTGAGTTTAAAACTAAAGCCGAAGCGGATGCTGGTGTGGAGGAAGCTTATCAAACAGCTTCTGAACCTGATGTTATTCCTGAAGAAGGAACCTATGAGTTGACTCCTCCTACTAGGAAAAAACCTGTGAAGGTTAAAGGGTTTGGAGCGGACATGAAGTGGTATAACGAGGAGGTAGGTGGGTGGTTCACACCTGAACCTGCATGGATGAATGCATGGTCTGCTCAGATGAAAGACCCCACTGTAGCCACTGATGAAACTGTTGAAGAAACCCCTGTCGAAACACCTTCTAAGGTTAAAGTTACGAAGATGGGTGTTGCTGCTTATGATAGAAATGTTCAAGATGGAACCATCGTTGAAAACAAAGAAGAAAAAACTTTTACATATGAGAACCGTAAATACAAAGGTCCATATCGTTACCCTAAGTCTAGTGACCCTTCTTTAATTGAAGGAGTTGAAGTTGATGAAACAGCCTCAGCACCTGCAACGATGATTCCCGAAAGAGTTTATGAGATCTCTGGTGGAGAAACCACAGCAAGTATATCACAAGATCAAGAGCGTGTAGCTCAATTAGCTAACACGGCTAAGACTTCAGCCTTACAATTTACTAATGCTGTTCAAAATGATATTGACCCTAACATTGAGAATGGGGCTATATGGTTTGAAGTACAGGAGAAAGAAACTGTTGTTCATGTAAACCCTTATGGTATCCATGAGATTACAGATGGGTTGGCACCACAAGAAGCAATTGATTTAGTTAATGCTGAGGTTGTGAATGTTATGGCTCGTGCTTCTGCAATGAGAGCTTTATCTAATTCAGATCTTGATGCTTCTGTTGCTACAATGACTGATGCTCAACTAGACAATTACATCGATGATGTGTTTACTGATGAAGCTAAACAAGAAGAGATTAGACAAGCATTAAATGACCCCGACACTAGAACAGAAGCTGCGAGAATAATTATTGAAGGTCACCTTGTTAACTATAGTCTCCGTACTTTAACTGGGAGTTCTATAACTCAAGACAGACACTTCGCTAGATCTGAACCTACATTTAAAGCAGTCGTTTGGAACTTCTTTAAGAAAGTACTTACAAGGTTATACGCAGGGCAAAGACTTAATAGGGAGAATCCAACCATAGCCCTTATGGTTAATCGTGTAGTCAGTGAGTTAAGAGTTATTAAGGGGGGCGTTAGAGCTCAAAGGAATATAACTTTCAACCCTGATGAGCCTGACTTAGGTGGGCAAGCTTTGATAGAACAATATCAAAAAGATTATGAGACAGGTGAAGTATCAGCTCCTGCTACTACGGTTCCTGCTAGCCCAGGAGATGCCCCAACTGCACCTCAACAAGGGAGCCCTGAGGATATAACTAACAAATTAGACTTCGAGCCTGTAATAACATTACTTGAATTACCTGTAGCTGCTTTAGGTAAATACAAGAAACCTAAACATAGGTACTTTGCAGGAGAAAGAGATCCAAGGTTGCAGGCTTTATACTTACAACATAAAGGATATAAAAATTTTATAGAGGAGGCTCTTGGGCAGTTTCAAAAAGAATATGAAGACGCTGTCAATGATGTATTCCCTGACACAGAGGATACCCCAATAGGTTTACTCAGGAAAGCAATAGGTAATGCTTCAGGAGTGGAGACAGAAGAGTTTCAAGTTAGGAAAGAGGAAATAATAAATCAGTATGAAGAAGATCAAAGAGATTTATCTGAAAGGTCTTTAAGTAAAGATGAGTATAACGACCGCCTTGATGAAATTAAAAGTAGATATAAAGAGCTTATTTCAGAAGCAAAGGCTGATGTTATTCAAAATATAAAAGAAGATCAACAACAAGCCCTTGAAGAGATTCGATCTCTTCCTAATGGTGAAAAGTTAGCTATAATACTTGAGAGATTTAGAGCTAAGATAGATAAGATGTCAGAAAAGTTTGCTGAGATGCAGGACAAAAGAAGTCCTGAACTTAACGCACACCTTACTAGTCAACTAGGTATATACATAACAAGGTCATATAAGATCTTTCAGGATGAAGGTTGGATCTCAAAAGTTTTATTCCCAGAGAATGACCGCTTTGCTCAGATCAGACAAGATGGTATTGATGGACTACGTGCCAACTATATTCCTTTAATGATTAACCGTAAGATAGAACAGGTTGATCGGAATCCAGAAAAGTATGAAGAGTACAGTGATTGGACTAACTTAACAACTAGAGAGAAAAAAGAAGCTATAAAAAACAATAGTAAGTACATGGCTGAGATTGAAGCTGACCTTACAAATGATGATCAATCTATTCTAGAAGACTTCATGTATTACTATCAAACAGAGGTCAATAATCAAAGAGATGGCAATGCTATTTATTTAGATAAGAATAGATCTGTTGATAGTTTACGTCAGAAAAAATACCTACCAAAATACATAAGAGATTTGTTAGGTGAAGTAGAAACACCAGATTTCAATTTAATAAATACATTTTTAAATGTAGGTAACATACTTAATAACCATAACTTCTTTCAAAATATTATTGATACAGGTAGGAGGGGAGAAACAATAAGTGATAGATGGTTCTTAACCCCAGAAGAACTAAGTACTCTTAGCCCTGAAGAACAGAGAACTTGGATAAGAGTAGATGATCCAAAAAATGGTATTCAAATAGGTGGAGTACAGACATCAATACCTGAAAAGAATAGGTCTGGAAGAGACCAACTTAATCCTTTTAATAACTTTATAGATACGGATGACAAACGAAAGAAACTCTTTGCTCAACAAGATACAATAGATGGTATCAACACACTTAGAAGTCAAGCTGCTGATAAGGCTAGCTTAGGCTATGCTAAAAAACTTGAGGAGAATATTAATGGGGCTGCCCGTAGTTTAACAGGCTATGCTATGGCAGGTAAAACTTTAGGTAATGTTGGATTCTACATTAGAAATGTTGTGTCTAATATATTATTCTTTGGTCCTGCCCAAGGATCTTTTGTGAATCCATTTAGAATTTTTAATCAGGTTAAAACAAGTAGATCTTTATACACTCCTGACTCTATTGAGGAATACAGAGAGCTATTAAAAGGATTATTTATTATAGGTGATGATGTAACGAGTGAGGTTTTAAGTGATTTGATTAACAATAAAATCACAGAGGAATCTTTACTTGATAGTATAGATAACACTAATAAGAAAGACCTGAATAAACTAGGTAAACTTGCAGGTAAACTTGCAGGAAAACCAATTAAGTTTTTAGCTAAACAATCAGCTTTAGTAGATTCTTTCTACAAGATTGCAAGGTTTGAAGAAGAGTTAGCAACCTTTAAGAAAGCTCAAGAGGTAGCAAAAGATGGGGATGATTTACATGAAAAGACGCTTGGACAACTTCAAAGGCTTGCTGCTCACAAAGTCTTAGATACATCTCAGTCTTTTGTACGGACAACCCCTGCTGCTAAGGCAATGCAGAATTCTATTCTTGGTTTGGCTGTTGTCCCCTTCGTTAGATTCTACATGGAGGTGCCAAGGATAATGTACAACACAATTAAAGTAGCTACTCAAGAGATGGCTTCTGGAAACGCTGTGTTAAAAGCTAGAGGGCTTAGAAGAATCACAGGTTTTGCAACTACTGTTGCTGGTGCTGGTTATATTGCACCATCGATATTTAGACAGTTAGCTAACATTACTGACGAGGAAGAAGAAGTACTTAGAGAAGCCGCTCCAAACTATTCACAGACTCATACATTCTTCTACACTCGTGTCGGTGATAAACTTTTAAGCTGGGACTTTACATTCGTTAATCCTTTTGCCCAGATGACAGATGGTGGTGCACGGTTCTTTGAGTATGCTCGACGGGGTGACATGGAGAAAGCTACTGAACTGCTACTAAAAAGTTTCATTGGTGTCCCATTCCTTCAAGGTCAGATATCAACTGGAGCTATCATCGAAGCTATTAATGATAAAGATTCTTTCGGTAAAACCATTTCTAAAGTTGGTGATGGTGAGATGGAAAACTTAGCTAGAAAGTTTTTACACGTATTTGAAAGTGGCTATGAGCCACCAACTGTGCAGAGAATACGTACTAAAATGTTTGCTGCTTCAGACGCAGACAGGGAAGAATTCTTACAGACACCTTATGGAATGTTGTTAGCAGAATTCTTACCTGCTAAACCATACGAGATAGACCCTAACAAAATTGCTGATAAGATATTCAGGAAGTTAAGTGCTCAGAAAGCACAACTCTCTTATGAGAAAGGTGTCCTCAAGTATGATAGACCTTTGTCCAGAGGGAATGTAGAAGATCTAGTAGCTGATCAGATAGATGGTTTGATGACTATAGCAGACAGAGCTTTACACTACGAGAACGGACTCAAAGCTTTAGGTGTGTCAGATAAATACTACAGGAACAAACTTGATAAGCTACTTACTAAAGCAGATGCTGCTCTCCTTAGACGCACTGGTAAGATACGCTCACCACAACTCTCCGATAGTATTAAGAAATCTATCAGGAAAGTATCTGTAAAATACCCTGATGTGGGTGACAGATTACGTCTGTGGAGAGAAGCTATCAATGAGTATGGTCAAACAATAGACGTGACAGGAGATTAACCTTTCTTCCAACTGTCAACTGTAGCATGATACCTGTTGCCTGAATCATCTTCAACTTTGATACTCCGTATGATACCCTCTGATTCTTCATGGGTAACATAGAAAGTATCTGCCCACTTGAGTTCCTCTGCTAACTCATTACTACTAATACCTTTGCCTGCTACCTGTACCCCTGTTAACTCATCAAGGATTTCTGCTAAGGGTTTCATGTTGCGTGGTGCACCTCGCTTCCCCTTCTCTTTGAAGAGGAGCATTGGTTCTTTATCTATCACATCCAGTGTGACATAATATTGCTTTCCATCTAGGGTTGTTTCTCTTGTTATGTGGCTTGTTAGTTTAGTCATTTCGTTTTATTTATCATAGCTTTTTTCTCTTATTACAGTGCGTCTGAGGTAGCTATTTACCCTCATCGCCTGCTTGTAACTATTGTATACCCTGCGTTCCATTTGTGGTTCAACTAAAGTTACCCATTTATCACCATCCTTATAAAGGAAGGCTCGTAACTTTCTTATACGCATAGTCTATCTGCTAATACTCTGAACGCTCGTTCGGCAACTTGTGGTACAACACCGTTACCTAACAGTCTTAGTCTATCCATTCTGTTGGAAGCTGGGTCCACCCCACAGGTAATCCCATCAGTTGCTCCACCCATGATGGGTTGAGTTTGTTGGGGTTGCTTATCTGTGTAGTTATCCTCTTCTGTTTGCTGTTCTTTCCTGGGTGACTCATGTCCCTTGTTGATGGAGTTCCCCAAGACTCTTGGCTCTTCCCACTTGAACTGTTCTTTGTTGGGTCTGGCTGGCCAGCTTTCGGTAAGCCCTTCCTGTCCTTGTGTAGTGGTTCCCTCTGGACTTCGTACCCATGTACTTGTGGATGGTTGCTCAGTCCCAACTGCCCATAGTTCGGGTTGTTCCCAATCTTTCCTCCTTCCGCTACGGTTGGCGTTGGCCAATTCTCCTCCTTGTATATCTCCACTGCCTTCGGATCTACTTGTTCTCTCAAGTTTGCAGGGCTCTTCCTGCCCTTGCGTGTTGTAGTTGCCTGCCTCCTCAAGGCTTCTTCCGATCTTGGAGCCATGCCATCCATCGTGTTGGGGGTCGCCCAATTCTCGTGTGTCGGCCAGTTGCATAGCTCTATGTCTGCTAAGTTCTCTGGCTTCCCCTTGTATGCTCGCCCACTTGGACCCTTCACATCTCTCGCTGTTGGAGTAGGCCATGATGAATACCCGCTTCCTCTGATGCGTGGCACCGACTTCACTCGCTGAGAATATTCCTGCCTCTGCTCTATAATCCAACTCCTCCAAGCTCCGAAGGACATACTTGAGAACTGATTCTCCATCGGCTGTCTTACTGCTGATGATTCCCTCGACGTTCTCAAGGAAGATGAGCTTGGGTCTACACTCTCTGATCCCTTCAAGGATGTAGGGGAACAGGTGTCTTGGGTCTTCTGTTCCTTCTCGCTTGCCTGCTGTTGAGAACGGCTGGCAGGGGAATCCACCACTGAGGATGTCAACGCATCCACGAAACTTTCTGAATGGGAATTCTTTAAGGTTCGTGAACACAGGTGCTGGATGTATTTTATTCGCTTCCATCTTCGCAACCAAGTTGGCGATAGCGAAGGCTTCGATTTCGACATGAGCGATTTCTCGCACATCAGGGAGAACTCTTCTGAGTCCACTTCCGATTCCCTCGTAACCACTACAGAGGGATAGGTGTCTGATATATTCTTTGGTATTATCCACATTATTTGCTTTCTATTTTTTTGTTGTTATTGCTTATCATCCTCAAGGATCATGTTGAAATATTTATCTGCTATTTCTTCATTGTCTCCTTGGTATATGATTGTGTTTGGTTCTTTTTCTTTTACCCCCACAACTTTCCATATCTCATTACTACCATCGTAGAGAAGAGCTACAGATTTGAAGGAGAAAAATTCAACGGGTCTTTGATTTAGTATCGTTGACATCTCTCTTTATATCTTTGGTCATGGCCATAAACCTGCACATAAAGATGCAGAATAATAACCACAGTATTGTTCCTATTAATATTATCATTTTGTTTCTAGTTCATTTCTTATTTCTTGTAGCACTGGCACACCTTGCAGTAGTACCAAAGTTTTAACTTTGCCATACTGCCTCGCACAGTAGCCATGTGTTTTGTCAAACACGTCAGCCATTTCTCTGTATGTTAATCCTTCTTCTCTAACAAGGTACATAGCGATGGCAGTCCAAGGTGTTATCTTGTGCATGCTTGAGTTTAGTAGCGTCTGAACGCTGTAACCACATACCTTTGACACAGCCTCCAGTATTTTGTGTGGGTCTATTTCAGTTTTCTTTTTTAGTATCATTATTTTTTTTGCCGTATAGGACTCGTTCACCAATGACTTCAACACCATTGGCTTTGGTTATTATTGGGTAGATGTTGAATGTAATTTCTCCACCATCTTTATCACATACTCCATCGTATATAATTGGAAGACCTTGTGGTTTTACTTCTCTTACTATCCGTATCATTTTTGTATTATATTAGTTGATAAAATCAGAAGCATCAAGCTCCATTTTATTTAGTGTTTTGTGAATCCACTCACTAAGGGTTATGGATTCAGGTTCGTATTGTCTTGTTATGATACAAGCCCAACCATCTACATGGTCATCATTGCCTGACATAACACCAACAAGAATAGCTGTATCTCCCCACACCAGATGTTTACGTATAGTATTTCTGATGCAGAAACCTTCTAGCTCTTCTTCATTAGGACGTTGTATCAATACAGGAAACGTGCCTCCTGTTGCAGGGTCTGCTGAGATGGCAACCTTGTGTGGTTTTGATACATGCGCCCAACATTTGATACCTGCAATGTCCATGTCAGCAAAGAATTTATCTTGATCTTCTACTGCAAAGTAATTGCTTCGTTCAAATGCATGGTTTTTTCTTATCATATATTATTTGTGTTTAGGTTAATAAAAAGAGTGCACCCTCATGGTTTGATTCAGGTGTTCAAATGACTAGTAAACCTAAAAACCAGTCGTTCGGAACTCTCTTCCGACTCTATTCCTGAATCAAACCAAGAAGGTGCACTCTCTGTGAATCTATTGAATACCTACTTAGTTTTCAATGCTTTTATTTTACTTCAGCCTCTTGTAATTTTAAATAAAATTTGACCGTGTTCTCCTTAAACTTGTAGACCTTATCGGTTCCTATCTCTTTAGCTAAGATTGGATACTTCTTTGATCTAGGTTTGAGCCCCCATACTTCGTATGATTTACCACCTGTCTCAAAGGTTTTGAACAGATCATCAGGGGATAAGCCAAAGAGTTCAGCATTATCTTTGAACGCTATCTGATCTTTAGTTGTGGCTACCCCTTCCTCTGTTTCAATTGCCCCCTCTATCTTAATAGAGAAGTAGGTATCAGAATAACTGCAATGGCCTGCCGTTAGTTTGATTCCTTCTTTCTCTCCTAGCTCTTGAAGAACATGGTCGAGTTGTATTCTGAAGTCCTTGAGGAACTCTCTTGTTATGTTTTTTACTTTCATTTTACTTTCTGGTTTGTTGTTTAGTGTATGCCAATAGCTATTGGCACGTTGGTAAATGATTCTGATCCACAGGCATGGCCTTTTGGTGTACATGTATCACAGGTTCCTGGGCATACAAACACTCGCTTGCCTACTGCATTACGCACTGCTTTCGTATACTCCCGTGTCTTGAATCCTGCTTTCGCTGCAACTTTATCTATTGCTACAGCAAGGAAGTCACCTCTAGTACATGGCAACTCCATCATCTGTCTACGAGTGGCCTCGCTGTATCTGCTACCACTCGACAGGTTGAGCTTGTAGTTAGGTGGGAATGGCTGACCAACCTCATGCCAGTCTAAGAACACGTCCCAACTCTTACTGTACCCGTAAGCTTTGATGTCTGGTCGTAGCTCTAACATCTTGAACCAGAAGGCTAGTGTCTTTGTATCATGGATGTCACCATCTACATATAGCCTGACAGTTATGTCTTTAGGTAGGTACTCCCATTCAAGTTCAATGGTTCCTGTATCATGGTTCAGGAGCCATAGGTTCTGTGCTTGTCTGAAGAAGGCAGCAGGGTATCGCCATGCCTTGAAGGAATAGCAGAACTTGCCACACTCTCCTGCACCAGGGCAGGAGACTAGTGGTAGTACAGACCACGCCTTGAAGGATAGCTTCTTGTTGCCATCGACAAACAAGGAGAACTCTGGTCTACCTGTATCTAAAAAGCGTTGGAACTTGTGAGCATAGTAAGCCCACGTTCCAACCTTTGTGATGTCACTTCCCTTTTCGGAAAGGACGTTCTCGTCTAGCCATTGTTCTAATGGCCATGTTTTATTTTCAGTCTGCACCATACGGGCAAACTGCATTAGTTGCTTTCTGTTCATAAGATTATTATTCCGCTTCTACTAAATCATCTATGGATAGTTTTTTACACAAATCTATTAAAGGAAGATGCCAGTTACTATTGACCCAATCAGGATGAACATGTTCTAGCTCGACAATACAATTGTTGTATTCATAAGGCCATGAGTCCTCATATATCCAACCATCTTCCTCTTCTTCAATTTCCTCCCAAACTGAGAAGGTTGTCTTATAAGGTATGATACTCGTGTACTTAGATTTGAACTCATCTGACTCCATGTACTTCTCTCTTTCCTTATACTGCTTGTATGAATATGCACTAGAGGATAGATGTTCTTTATTGTGCTTCGTTATAATAGTTTGATCTTCTCGTGCTCTTATAGACTTATCTACAAGATAAGCGAAGTCATCTACAATATCCCCGATAGTATACTTACTCTTCTCTTTACAGGGCTCATCATATAGCCCTCTTTCTTTTAAGAAACCTTTGATATTCTCAAGGTCTTTTCGTGCTTGTTCGTTGTCTTTCATTTTATTATTTCTTTATGGTTAATTTATCAAGGGCTTTAGGCACGTCACCAAACATGTGGTTGAGTGACTCTCCTCGCTTCTCTACGTAACCGAACTCCTTAAATGTTTCGGCTAGCTTTATAGCACCATGCATAGATACAGGGATTGAGGTTTCCTCTGTTCCATTATTCCACTCAAATATAAATTCGGAAGAGTGCTTCCCAGAAAGGTAGGTTTTAAAGGTCTTCATTTTATTTTTTTTATGTTGTTCTGCCAACCATTCATGGTATGGCTCATTGCTTATATGATTACTAGGCATTACTTAAAAGTCCTCCAGTTTAGCTAGACGTTTCTGTGGTGAGCCATCTAGTCTCCAGTATACGTTTGATATCTCATCGTGTTTCATTGCTCGCTCGTAACCATTGGTCACGGGGTTACGGTTATAGGATATAATCCCATCAGTATCTCCCTTATCAAACAGGTAACCTTGAAACCTAGAGACTATAAACTCAGGTCCATTGGTATAGTTATTACAGAGTAAGAGTACACCTTCCATGACTGAATCATTTTGATCGATGTAGTAACACTTCTGGTAACCTAATCGGGGGGTTATACAACCAGCTATCAGATGTCCTAAGTCTGGTGGACTTTGAACTTCTCCTTTACTGTATTTATCTGCAAACATATCTGTCAGATATGATGCAATGTATACTGTTATATGTGGCACTGATTCAATTATAGGTTGATCCAGATGAGCAATCAGGGGGTCAGGCAAATGCCACCCCTGACGGGTGTGTCTGTCATTGAATACATCCATGTCTGACTTGTTAGGTATTTCTAATTTCACATTTAGGGTTGGGTCTATTGTATCTTTCATTTTATTATTTGTTAGGTTTGCTTTCGTTGCATATCACTTCACCTTCTGTCTCTATCCACACCTTTGCACCACAGGACAATGGCTTGTCTGGTGAATAGATGACAGTGCATGGCTCAGTGATGGTTACTGAATGACAATAAGTATTATCCTTGTATGTCTTCACTGTTATGACAGGCTCTCTGCTTCCTGTCTTCGCATTACTTCGTATCTTGTGTTGGTTTATATGTATCTTCTTTTTCATTTTATTCTTTTAGTTTCTACTATTTCACACAGATCCATCTGTACTTTATCAAGATCTATGATTGACTCGCAGTATCCCAACACTTCTATGACATCACTCAAGACATCTTTATGCGTTAGGTTCTTGCCGTTCTGTTCGTGCCAAGGATTTTTACAGGCGTAAAATATGAACTTGTATACCTCTGGCTTTTCATCTTTTGGTTTTGCTTTACTCATTTTCTTTTTCTAGTTTCTATTAGTTTATATTCCCCATCTTTGTATTGTACTACAGACAGACGAACTACATCTTGGGTTGCTATGAGTTCACTCTTTGCGTCTGCAATCTGTTGGCTTGTCGGGATGTTCTCTGGATCATCCATGTTTACAATTATGGTGAACGCTGCACCATCTTGGTTGTAGAGTTGCCATTCATATGGCATCCCGTTGCTTGTGTATTCTAAGTAGTCATCGTTTATCATATCTTTTTCTTTGTGTTTTGTTTACTCAAGACCCACTTGTTTCCGACAGCTAGGTCATTCAAAAGATCTAGAGTCTTCTCTAAATTCTCTATCTCTTCTGATGCTCCTGTGTGATCTGCTCCCTCCAGATCATCTACTCTCCACTTGATTAGCTCATACGCATGATCTAAATAATCAAGGGGTGGGTACCTGAGAAGGCTAAAGGGGGAGTCCTTAACGTTTCTATCTGTTGTCATATTTTCTTTTTGTTTAGCTTGTGTATTCTACTGGGGTTGGCACGTCTTCTATGATTTCATAACAGCTTATTTTATTATGTCTTTTTCTTGCTGTTATCTTTTCTTCTTCTACATGTTTCAACGCATCCTTGTACGTGAACCATGCATGTATCTTCTCGTCACCGTTAGCATGTAGCAGGTGAACTTGGTATATTCTATCTGATGTCATATTTTCTTTTTGTTTTATTGATGTTGTGTTCATAATATTTCAGGTCATCCCTGTCATCTTCTTGTCCAAAGTAAGCATGCCCAATGGTTACTTTGTGCAACTCTATGCCAAAGTAATCATTCAACTCCTTCATGGACTTGATGTGTTGTTTCTTGTCTCTGTTCCAACGTGGTGATATGTCTTTGTAGGCTCGCCATAAAGCTGACTTGGCTTCATGTGCTGTGTATCCTGTTGCAAGTAGCCCGTTGCAATCAAAGACTTCTTCACACTGGGCTATCCATATGTTCTTTTGTCTGTGTTGTTTCATTTATCAAACGTAAGAATGTATTTGATTTCATTCTCAGTGAACTCAAGAACCAAGTTCTTTACGTCCTCTAGCTGAATCATCTTCTCCAGATCATCAGCATCCATTGACTCAGAGCCATCATCTCCACCCCAAGTATGTCTCTTGGTCTCATACCAATCGTCACATGTTTCAGGGTTGCACTCCTTAGCATAGGCTATCGGTCCATACTCCACACCACTACCACCAGGCATGTAGTATACTCCTTCATCACCAACCAACACCACTGTTGGGTGCTCTACTCTTCCATTAATACACTGGCTGTATTGCCACAGCGACTTGTTCTCTTTGTCCCGTAAGGGATTCAGTCTTGCATAGTCAATGACCTCTTGCAGTTTATCTATATCGAATGTTAGTCTATTCATTTTATTATCTTGTTAGGTTATAAAAAGAAAGCCACACCCCTAGCCGTAAGGAGTGTGGCTTATCTTAATTAGTTTTGTTTACTTCTTCTTTGTTGGTGCTTTCAATGCAGACACTGCATTCCATAAGCTGTCTGAGAACTCAAGCACTTCACCACCAGCCTTCTCAAGCTCAGACCTTCTACTGAATGACCCACTATCTTGAGCCGTCTCAGTTATAGCAGCCTGTAATCCAAAGGCGTTATCCTCTGAAGAGTTCCAGTTTGCTAAGGTATCTATCCTCTCTTGTTCTGTGAGTCCCACACGCTTACCAACTTCCTCAATAACAGTAGGCACATGCCCTGTTATCTTCCGCTTTTCTCCTGTCTCGATGATGGTAGCAATCTTAGTGTGGTAACTATCATCCAACGCTTTGAGTGTAGCCTCAGCGATTGATGCCCTGATAGACGCAATCTCTGCCGCTTTAAACTCATCACCAAACACCTCACCAAACTTAGTATTTAGTTTGGCACCTCTGTGAACGAAGTTAACTTGGAACAAATCAATTGATCCAAACACACAACCATTCTCACAGAAGGCATCGAACAGGAAGGCTGAGTACTTTGCAGAACCCATCCCAACTTCTGAGTTGGTCAACTGAAAACCTGCAAACAGGTCACGGTTACCAACTTTATATGTCTGCTCTCTGCTGATGAACTTGAGACAAGTCTTACTATCAGTACGCTGACCTCCCAACGTACGGAACTTATCCGCATGATCACCGATGACTTCCAACGCTGGAAGGAAAACATCAGGATCATCAACCACCTTGTACTTGTTTGATAGGAAAGCACGGGCAGTTGGTTCCTCGTTAACAACAGTACGGATAAACGCAGTGTCTTCACTGCGATCCAACTGCTTGTTAACATTATCAACCAACAACTCCTGCTGGCTTGTCTCATTCAAGTACCTACTATAGGCAACCATTCCTGGTACACCTTTAGTACTAACACTCTTCGATGCCACTTGGCTCTGGAAGTGTTCGTTAGTATTGAACTCATGCTGGTCTCCCAACCGAACACGATACTGTCTGGCATCGGCATTCCAATGTAACCGTACTTGATTACGTGGGCATGCCCAGTCTTGCTTACGTGTGTTTCTTACACGGTCAAGTACCACATCAATATCATGGTTGTCGGCAGGTCTAGCAGTTGTCATTTCTGTATTTATATTCATTGTTTTCTTTTGTTTAGGTTTGTTTATCTGACTACCAAATCATATGGCAGTCAAAATCTTTATCTCTCCAGCTTAATTCCATGCCTCGTTTTGTAAACTCTTACTTTCTTACGGGCTCTCATCCTACGCCTGTCATCCCATGCCCACAATTTCTTCAAGCCTCTCACAGCTAGAAGGGATAAGGCTACCGATACAAGTAGCCACGTTGCTAGTATCATCGTTGTTATATCTATCATTTGTTTTCTCCTACCCTAGATAATAAAAAAGGCATCATGCTACAGGGTACAGGTAACATGATGCCTTGTTAGGTTTGTTGTTTACTTCTTAGCGTATGGGATCTTTAACGACTCTTCAGGTATATAACTAACTAACTCGTCAATTAAATCCATAGCTGCTCTGAAGTCTTCAGCCGTCATCTCTGACCCACTGTCTTCAGAATCTTCTACTCTCTTAGCGAAATACCAGAAGGCATAGTTCACCTTGTCATCAAGGTCTTTCAACGGTTCCTCTGATCCTTCGTTTGGAAAGAAGGTATTACTATATTGTGCTGTTTTCATTTGTTCCTTTCTTTTTAATAATCATCTACATAACAGAACACTTTATTGTTACATACAATCCTAGTGCCTGCTTCCATTGATTCCCAATAGCCAGAGGCCGAATCATAGCCCTTTGTATAAGCTTTGATAGATGCAAGGGCAATACCACAGGATACTCTATCGAGATCCTTAGCTTCATGCTCCCACAGAGTCGGACGTGGCTCGTCTTTGTCTTCTTTCCCATACCAGATGATAAGCTTACGGTTATCACCCCACTTCTCATAGTTACCTATGTAGCCGAACGATAAACCGTCAGCTTTATCAACGGCTTTTCTTATGTGCTTTTCAAGCACCCATTGAAGTTCTAATTCTTCTCTTTCTTCTCCATCCATATCACTTCTTTGGTTTTGCCATTGCTCTCTCCCCTGCTTCAAGCACCCTCGCTATTGCTAACCCCAAGTTGTTGAAGTTAGTGATCGGCTTTACTTCACCATCTCGTTTCTCTTTTGCACACCTATCAAAGTGAGCTTGACCCTTCTTAGTAATCAGGTCAGTCACACTTCGCTTGTTTCCATCTGGGTAGTTCATGAGTTACCTCCATTCATCTTCTTAGACGCTTCTATGTCTATCGGAAATGGTAACCCATATCTATCGATAGCATTGACAGGCTTGCCAGACCAACAGATGTCAGTCGGACGTTTAGCCTCTTCCTTGTTGATAGCCTGCAACACAGGTGCAGGTATCTTACGGTATACTTCTTGTTTCATTTTACTTTCTTTTGTTATTCAATAATAGCGTTTTGCTATCCAGTTACATCAGTATAACTGGCACTCATCCACACCAAGGCACGTCCCTGAGTGAACGAGGGTCAGTCATACTAACTCACGAATCTCATCTAATGTGAACATCTTCACTTCATCCAACACAGTATCATCAATCATCAAGTTTTTGTTCATACGGTCTTGTATCAACAAATGAATCTTGATCAAGTCATACCTCTCTTCTTTAGGTAAATCCCAAGAACAACAGTCCTTTAGATAATCCTTACGGATACTTAACTTTGTTGCATCACCAACATTTGTATATTCTATCATTTTACTTTCTTATGCTTTCACCAGATGCATTAATCACCTCGACTAATACACCTGTCGAAAGCATGACACCCTTACGGATGCCATGCTCGTGAACATCATGCTTTCATGTCGTGCTACATATTACATGATGCAGGTTGCACGTTACAAAAGATCACAAAACAGATTCTTTCTCCTAGTTACTTGTTAAGGTAACAGACTCAGGCAGAGCATAGATCATTCCTAGTTATTCCTGCTATTGATTGTCAGACAAATGACGGCAGACCGTAGAACAAAATAGCTTCACACTCCACTCCAGTTGTATGCTGGCATGGGTTTAGCTCAGGTCATTTCGGGCAGTCTATCGACTTGATAAACTGTATGGGATGGACTTGTCAAAAGTCCAATATCGCTTGAAATGGTATAGCTTGAAGTGTCGTAACATTCCAAGTCTATAGAGCATTTGATTCTGTTAATACAAGCTAGAATCTCATAGCCATTATTGATAATCAATTATAGTGACGTATCACTAATTGAATAATGGCACTGGTAGGATATTGACGTATCAATATATGATTAAGGATTGCGAGATTAGATATTGACGTATCAATATCTAGATCTAGTCACCTATTACCAGACATCAAATTCAATTAACTAGGGTTGAATTTGATGTCTGGTAACAAATAAAAAGGGGGTAGAAGCTATTAAACTCCTACCCCCTTAATTTGTTTTAGTCCATTAATGACTGTATAACTTCAATAGCATTTTCTAAGTTATTAGGCTTAGAAAGCTCAAACCATTTCTCATAACGAGCCTTGTATTTGATAGCCATTTCCAATTCCTTGCCTTCTAATTCCCATTCAGTTTTAGCTTTAAACTTCAACTTTCCATGTCCTTCTGTAACTGTGGTTTTTGTATATTTATCTGCTACTTCTATTCTTACAGTAATGCCAAGTTTCACACACTCTTTATGAGCATTTGCTTTCTGAACATTTACTTTCTGTTTAGCTTTCTCAATATTAATTAACTTTGTAAGGTCAATTGAATTTGATGTCTGGGCTTCTACTACTACTTCGTTTTCTAATGTTTCCATTTTACTATTTTCTAGGTTTATTTTGTTTATTATATGAACTACTTAGATTTCATTCACTGCAATCAATATACACTATGTTTACTTATTGTCTAGTTCTTTAGGTTTATAAGGGTAATATTGATAATATCTATTAACCCTATTTTTAAAGGCTAATTTGCATCATGAAACGTGCTGAATGTTACATAAGTCCTTGATCCTGAAGCAGTTGACACGCCACCCCTACACCCCCTATTTTTTTAGACACGCTCCGTATACATATATACACGTGTATGAAAAAATTTGACACTTTTAAATGATGTGGGCATCATGTTGCATGGATAAACTTAAAAAGAAGGAGTATTACATTAAAAACAGGGACAAAAGATTAACGTATCAGAAGGAATATTATAAGATTAACAGGAAGTTAATAGAGCGCAGAAAGGAGCTCAAGCGAGCAGAAGACCCAAATTGGGCAGAGAGACAACGGCAATACAACAAAAATTACTACTCTAGAAACAAAGATCGGATAAAAAAGCAAAGATCTGAATTTAAAAGGAGCAAAAATGCACTTTCTAAAAAGTCGGATGCAAAAAAGACTTAATGCGTTATTTGCGTAACAATAGTTCTTTTGAACAATAGTTTTGGATACAGTTTGGATACTTGTGCATTAGAATTAGACTGAAAAGTTTTTTAAAGAGCGTATGTTATTTATTCTGTTAACAGAAGAAAAGACATACGGCCTTTAGAAAAAAGTTTATATAGGGGGTAGCGTCAATGTCTTTTCTGTGTTAGCGTCATCCACGCAGAAAATGACACTAGAAGAAAAAATAAACTCGCATGAAAAAAGAATCCCTATACCACACACTTTGTTCTATGAGATAGATCAACATGGTTTTGTTTATAGGAAAGGTAAAAAGCTTAAACTTAGTAAACGTGGCCCGAAGTGGTATGCTCAAATATATGACAAAGATAAACGCAAACACGTTGTTAATTCAGAAGCCCTTGCTAGGCGGCTTTTTGGGGAAGAAGAATATATCCTCAAGCGTCAAGAGATTGAAGACAACTTTAATGTTCGTGTTATCCCTGATTTCCCTCGTTATATGATAACTCCATACGGAGCAGTTTATTGTGTTGATCCACCTAAACGTGGCAGGCGAGCAGGTGAGTGTTACCTGTTACGAATTAACCAAACAACTCGAAAGCCGACAGTGACTTTGTATTTGGCTGATGGGAGGAGAAGAACTCGTTATGTTGATAAGTTGGTGGAACAGGCTTGGGGTTAGCATTAGCCCTTGAAGCATTGGAAAAAAGCTTTAAATTTAACATACATGTCAACAGAATATTCACAGATAAACAAGCTAGATGGTTTAGGTAATTTGGAACCAGATGGCAAGGTTCCTGTTTCAAGGGTAAAAGACGTTGCCAGTGCTATATCTATTTACAAAGGTTTAAGGAAAGCCGATGAAGGATCTTCTGTTAACAGAGCTCGTGTCGATGCTATGTTTGACGGGGCTAGTCCATATAACCAGTCGCAGTTAAATACTAGTGGTCAGGGCTTAAAGACTAATTTGAATTTCGGGGAAGCCCAAAGATTACTCGACGTATCTTTATCTGCATACGTTGATTTATATTCTTCTTTGGAAACTCTGGTAGAAGTAAAAGGTACTGAGGGGGAGCCTTCTGAAATAAAAGCGCAAGAGGATATTGTTTCGGAGGAGATCACTCATATGCTTCGTAGTTGGCCTGAGTTCCATAGTAGCTATCTTCGCCTCTGCAACACATTCATTAAGCATGGCGTGGGTGTTTCGTACTTTGACACACCAGATGACTGGAGGTTCAGAGTCGGGGGTTTTGCCGACATCCTGATACCTCGACAGTCACCTGCTTCAGAAGACATGATTGATGTTGCAGTAGGTCGGAGGCAGTATCATTTGCATGAATTATTTTCTTTTATTAAGAACCCTGACATCGCCAAGAAGGTTGGCTGGAATGTTGATGAGGTCAAGCGGGTAATTATGAAGTATGCGGATAGTAGTGGTAGGAGAAAGTCATATTCTTTGGAGGATGATTGGGAGACACTACAGCAAGAGTTTAAAAACAATGACATCCATGAAGGTTATCAAAACCCTACAGTATCCGTTTTACATTATTGGGTGCGTGAGTTTGATGGTTCGATATCTCATTACATTAGTTCTGAGACTTCTCCAAAAGATTTCATGTATCGTAAAGTATCTCGTTATGAGAAGCCAGAGCAGGCATATATTTTATTTACGTATGGCGTTGGTTCTAATGGTACCTATCATTCTATTCGTGGTTTAGGGCACAGGATATTTAACCACATTCAAACCAGCAACAGGTTACGTTGTCAGATGGTTGATGGTGCAATGTTAGGGTCTGCTGTTATGATTCAGCCAGACAGTCAACGTGCTATGGATGAGTTAGGTTTCACTTACTATGGTGCCTATGCTGTATTGTCACCAGGCGTAAATATTATTGAGAAGGCTGTTCCTAATTTGAGTACTGCTGTTACTCCAGCGTTGCAGGATATAACGAATCAGTTAGCGCAGAACACTGATACAGTTAGCACTTACGGGCAACAGAGTTCACCATACAGGAATCAGATGCAAGTTGTTGCAGACATGGATGTGCAGACTCGCCTGTCGGGTGCAGCACTCAACCTGTTTTATGCATCATGGAACAGGTTACTTCGAGAGATTGTCAGGAGGATTGTTACTGGAGTTAAGCGGGACAAAGCGTTGAATGAGTTTTACGTACGTTGTGCTAAGAGGGGTGTATCGGAATCATTTATTAAGACTTTGGATTTGGCTAGAACAAAAGCCGTCCGATCTATTGGTAATGGATCATATGCCAATAGGTTGGTTGCCCTTCGAGAGTTGCAGGCTATATCGGGTTCGTTTGATGAGGTTGGGCGTAAGAACCTTACTCGTGATATAGTTTCTACTCGTGTTGGGCATGATTTAGCGGATAGGTATATTCCACAGATGCAGCAGGAGAGGCCGACAGTTGATAATAAGATTGCGTTCTTTGAGAACCAGCAGATGATGTCTGGTATGCCTGTGCCTGTTGAGAGTAACGAGTTGCATGGTGCACATATGCAGATTCACATACCTGCGTTGATGCAGATTATTGAGCAATTGGACACTGGTACTGCTGATCCTGTGCAGGCGTTGCCTATAATTCAGTCCTTTTACCAGCATATTTCTGATACGTTGCAGATGTTGGCTGGAGATCCGACGCAAGAAAATTTGGTTTCTGAGGCAAAACAAGCTTTACAATATGCCGAAGAGATGATTAATAATACATCTAAGAAAGTACAGAAGATGCAACGAGAGCAAGCTGAACAGGAGGGAGCTCCACAAGGCGGTGTTAGTGAGTTGGATCTTAAAGTACAAGAGCACCAGATGAAGATGCAGATGGCACAGCAGAAAGCTGAAGTTGATATGAGTATCAAGCAGGCTAAGTTTGAGCAGGAGCAAGCGATTCGGGATGCTGAGAATGCTGCAAAGTTGCAGTCTTCTTTTAGTTAGAATTTATGCCTAAGAAAATAACTGTCCCCATTCCTTTGGAGTGGTGGTTTAATGATGCCGAAAAAATTGAGGAACTGCGAAATGTCTTGGAAACTGAGGCTTTCCAGACGGCGGTTGCAATCCTCAAAGATATTGCAGGACCCTCCTATGGATCAATCGGAGATAGTCATGATGCAAATAGCAGCAGACATGCCTGGCTCGCTGGTTACTGTGATGCTTTTACGGATTTACGAAAACTAACCAAAATAAAAGGAGAAACTCCTAATTTACAACCTGAAGAATGGACACACATACAGACACCGCAGTAGCCACTGAAGAGGCACCTAAGCCTGAAGCAGCCCTTGATGGGGTTGCAGAGAGTAATGAAAACCTAAGCTTCTCTGATGCCCTTGAGCAGGCATTGGGAGGGCTTGAATCGGGTAGCCTACCTGAGACAGTAGAGCAACCTGTTGAGCAAGAACCTGAGAAGCCTGTTGAAGAGAAAAATGTTGACGATGTTACTGAGGAGTTAAAATCGGAACCGACGGAAAATGATTCGACCGAGGATTCTAAAAAAGCCGACGTTGACCCTCTTGATGAGCTTACAGCGGATATAGGTGATGATTGGACACCTAAAGCTGCTGATCGTTTTAAACAACTGAAGACTGAGTTGAAGACTAATCGTTCTGAGATGGATCAGCTTCGTCAGACGGTTAAAGAGCAGGAGCAGAAGATGAAAGAGATGTCTGGTTTAGTGGATAACCAAGACATTGATCAATTAAAAGAGACCTTGGCTATGTATGAGCATGAGAAATCTTTTAGTGATTTGGAGTCTACTCAAGCATACCAAGAAGCTGTAACTGAGCCTTTAGGTGCTCTTTTAAATGGTGTTAATGAGATAGGTGAAAAGTATGATGTTGATACTGATAAGCTGCTAGATATTATTTCAATGGAGGGTGCAGATGAGCAAGATGCGGCTATTCTTGAGAATTTAACAGACATGGGGGACAGGGATAAAGCTAAGTTATATAGGATTATTGATGAGCTTGACCCTATCATGAGGCGTAGGGATGAGTTACATGAGTATGCCGCTGACGCTTTAAATGAGGCTAGGATGCTTGAAGAAGAAAAGAGTAACGCTAAGATGGCTGAAGATGCTGCTATGCGGGCTAATGTAACCCGTAATGTGATTACAAAAGTAAAAGAAAAATTACCATTCCTTAATGGGATTGAAAATGTGAACATGTCTGATATTGAGGCTAAAGCTTCTGAGTTAAGACCTGATGTGATTCACCCTGTAGATTTTGCTTATAATTCTGTTGCTGCTCAGATTTTACCTACAATTGTGAAGGAGTACATAACATCACGTAAAGAGGCTGAGACTTTGATGAATAAGCTAGCTGAGTATGAGGAAGCGGAGCCTACGTTATCTGGTTCACCAAAATCTGACTCTGGTTCTCCTATATCTTCTGATATGTCCTTTGAGCAGGCTATTTCTGCTGCTTTAGGTTCTTGATTTTTATAACAACTTGAATATAATATAATTATGAAAAATAAATTAATGTGTTTGGTGGCGTTGCTTTTCGTTTGTTGTGCTAATATCTCTTGTGAGAATATAAATGCTGAAGCAGGTGTTCCTGTTCCGTTTACATCTGGTGTTAATGGTGCTCCTGTACGTGTTGCCCTTGATGTGCATGCAAAGCTTTTACCACCAAAGTTTTGTATTGGTTTAGATGTTAAAGAGTAGGCACTTGCAGTGCTAATAAATTCTGGTATTTTATATGATGCCAGGACGTAGAAAACCACCAAAAGAGAATACAGTTGATGAGCTCACTGCTGTTAGGCGTAGTATGCCTAAGAGTAACGCTGCTACTGGGAACACTAAAAAAAGCAGGGCTGATCAGATAAAGTTTCTGAAAGCCCGATCAGCAGAGCAAAGAGCAAGAGCTAAGAAAGAAGCAAAGGCTCGTGCAGACAGAGCGGCTAATAAAAAGAAAACACTTAAATTCTCAGAGTTGCTAACGGGCAAGGGGGTTAAAAAGAAACGTCAGCAGAAACCCTCGAACAAATCATCCATGCGGAAACCCTCGAACAAATCATCCATGCGGAAACCCTCAAACACACCTTCCGTGAGAGAAATGCGTGAACAACTAAGTGAAATTTTATTGCAAGAGTACAGACCCGATGAAATAAGCGACAAGTTTGGCCTTTAAATATGTCTAAGGGTTACAAGAGACTTCCTTCTGGTAAGATTAGTTATAGGGGTGAGACCTTTCCTGGTTTCAATAAACCTAAGAAGGCTCCTGCTGGTAGTAAGAAGAAGTTTTTTGTATTAGCTAAGAGTGGTGATAAGATCCGTAAGATAGGCTTTGGGCATAGAGACTATCAAGATTTCAGGCAGCACAAAGATCCTAAGAGGCGTAAGAACTTTAGGGCTAGGCATAATTGTGCTACCGCAAAAGATAAACTAAGTGCTCGTTATTGGGCGTGTAAGAAACTTTGGTAATGAAGAAAAAAAAGTCAAAGGTTAACGAAGCTGGTAATTATACCAAGCCAGGAATGCGTAAGAGATTGTTTAAACGTATTATGGCGGGTTCTAAAGGTGGTAATTCAGGTCAATGGTCTGCAAGAAAAGCTCAGATGTTGGCTAAAGCATATAAAAAAGCAGGTGGAGGTTATACATAATGGCATTACGTGAGCCACAGAAAAATTTAAAACGCTGGGGAGAGCAGAAGTGGCGTACTAAATCTGGTAAGCCTTCTGCTGAAACAGGAGAGAGATATCTCCCTGAGCGAGCGATTAAGATGCTTTCTTCTGCAAAATATGCAGCAGGAACCCGTAGAAAAAGGAAAGCTACTGCTAAAGGTGAGCAGAGAGCTCCTTATACTAAAGCTGAAAAATCTGCCTTCATTAGGGCAACAGGTAAAAAATATAAAGCTAGAAAGAAAAAATAACATGGCATACACTAAAAAACCAAAAACAAAACCAAAACCAAAACCAAATTATTCAAAATCAAAGGCATGAAAGTAGACAATAAAGAGTTTAAGCCTCATCTGATGTTTGAGCCTAAGACTGGAAAGTCTATGATGGCTGATACGATGGAGGAGCATTTAATCTTCAAAGAGCTAGGTCTAGTTCACGAAGATGAGTTAGATGAAAAGCATAAAGGCAAAGCCAAGAAAGGTGGAGCTGTTGTTATTTCGTTTATGGATGCTGTTGAGGATGGTGTGAATAAAAGTTAATTGAAGCAGTTAATCAAAAATATTATTACACCTAAAGAAGCTGGTTATCTTATAACTTTAACTAGTGGTGAAAAGATTTCAGTCAAACATCCTAAAATTAAGAAAGACATAACTGATAAAATAAAGAGTGTAATAAACAATTTGGTTCAGGTTAGTTGGGATAATCCTTCTTATATAAAACTAGAATGCAACAGGCAAAAGCCACATAACTGGCACCTTGATACAGGAAGCAGGAATCATATGGCGTGGTGTTCTTATGGTTGTTCAATTTTATTAAATGACCAAGAGGGAGCAGGCTATTTAGAGTACAGGGATGGCACTGTAATAGAAGCTGAAGACCACTATTGTAGTCTTGCTATTCATAGTAGTGATGAGGAGCACAGGACGATTCATGAGCCGAATAAGAGGACAACATTGCTAGCTTTTCTGACAAGTTAATCCTTATTTGCATATTTATATTTTTAAGGTTATCTTTTTGTAGTTATATGAGTCGGTTGCTCTAGCCATTAATTAGTTCAGTCTTTTATAGCTAACATCAAATTTTGCTGGTTGCTCTAGCCATTGAATAGTTCTAGGCAGGATTTACAACATTTTGAACTAGATCGCTTTACCGACCGAAAGGGGAGCGGTCTGCCTTAACTTAAACTATAAATTATTAAAATAGATGGCTCTAGAACACCCAAATACCGTTACATCTCCTGATAATGCTGGTCCTATTGATGTTATATTAACTCAAGAGGCTAACAGAATCGGTGCAGATATTCACAAGGCTACTCTCCACACATCACCGTGGATTGACCTTATTAAACAAGGCACATTCCCTGAAGGAATGGGCTATTCACTAAGCACACTTATCTATGACCGTGCGCTTCCACTTAGTCCTAAAGACAAAGAGTTAGGAGAAGCTTCAAACGCTGGACTTGATTCTTCTGTTGATTGGCAAGCTGTTGGAACAGAGCTTGCTGCTGCTGATTCTGTTGGTTATACCGCAGGACAACAGGATAAAACTTCTGCTTTTGGATCAGGCAAGACAAATGTAAACGTCATTGACTTTACTAAGAAGCTCAAGAGTTACTCTTTGAAGAGAGCTGTTATTGAGTCTCCACGTATTAATGTTGAAGAACTTCGTTTTGCTGCTCATCGTACAGAGCAACTTCGTGCTATTATGGACCTCCTTAAAGAGGCTACCCGTAATTCATGGGAAGATAGATATCGTAGAGAATATGATAGACTTGCTGATAACATCGTTCTTTGTAAGACTGCGTCTTCTTCTACTGTCACAGGTGTCGAGAACACAGCCGCTGAAGCTGTTGACGTAGATAGATCTCCTGATGATGGCACAATTGATATTAATGCAAATATCTCCAATAAGATTATGGATGATATTTACTTTAAGTTGATCCGTGCTGGTGCTGGTGCAAACTCTTATGGCCGTGAAAATGGTCGTCCAGTTTTCTCAGTTGTCCTTTCATCTGAAGCTTCTTATCAGTTGATGACAGAAGCTGGATTCCGTGATGATGTTCGTTATAACAACTCTGCTGTAAGTGATCTTATTGCACCATTAGGTGTAGAGAAAAGCTTTAGAGGTTTCTATCACTTGATTGATGATTTGGCTCCTCGTTATAGCACTACTTTGAAAGACATCAGTGGTGATAGTCCTGATGGAGGAACAGAGTTCCTTACTCCAGTTCTACCATTTACACATGATCATGGTACTACTAAGACTATCATTCCAAATACAGCTTATGAGACTGCTGATCTTGAGGCAGCTTATGTTCTTGTTGATAACGTAATGGAGTCATTGATTCCTGCACCTATCACTAACGTGAGTGGAATGTCATTTGATCCTGTTAATTACAAGGGTGACTTTAAGTGGACTAACATCCGCTCAGAGACTAAAAACCCAGATGGAACTAACGGTTTCTTCAGAGGTATACTTGCTTCGGCTTCTAAGCCAATTAAGACTAACTTTGGTTACGTCATATTGTTCAAGCGTACAAGTACTACACCTGCTGCTTAATTCTAAAGTGGGGTTCCCGTAAAAAGGAACCCCACATAATATTAATTTTAATTATTAAAAAATTATGCCAACTTTAGATGATACAACAACGCTACAACAAAATGCTGCTGTGGCTGCAAATGATGCACTTGCTATAGTTAACAAAGGTTCGGTAGCTTCAAGTCAAATTGAACAAGTACCTGCTGCTTTATTAACTATGGGGTATACACATGCTTGGAGGATTGATTATGATCACCCGACGCTTGCTGCTAACACAGATGCTGATGCTGTTATTGGGCTTCACACTTTTGGGGTGGGGGATGTAATAACTAAGTGTGCTGCTGTTGTAGTTACTGGGTTTGATGATACGGCTTCTCCTTCTGTTACTACAGGAGTTACATTAGATGTCGGTATTGATTATTCCGATGGGACTACTGATGATCCTGATGCCTTCATTGATGCTATGGCTATAGGAAATAATGGCAGTGTTATTTTCCGTCAAAACACAGGAGCTGCTCTTAATGCAGATGCCACGGGTGAAAAGCTTAATACTGGTCTTTCTTTTTCAGTTGCAGCTAATTTAGAAGCTACGATTACCGCTGCTGGTTCGGGCGACTATGAAACTGACCATTTAGGCCAAGGAAGTGTCATTATTATGGCGCAGATCATTGTTCCTTCAGAATTCAGTGAATTAGTTTCGGCTACTACAACTGATATTACTGCTGGTGGTGCTGGTTAATCAGTAACATAACAAATCACAATAATCCCCGATCCTCTTGATAAAGTAGGGGATCGGGGTTATTTTTATCTAACCAATTAATTATTATGCCAGAAGTAGCAGGACAAGACTTTCCATACACCGAAGAAGGGGTTGCCGCGGCTGAAGAAGCTGCTAATGAGATGCAACCTGAAGAACAACCTATTGATGAGCAATCTATTCTTGCGGCTTTGATGGGAGAAATGCCAGATATGGCTGAAGAATCAGTTGAAGAATCAGTTGAAGAATCAGTTGAAGAATCAGTTGAAGAACCCTCAGAGAGTTCTGAATCTACAATGCCTTCCTCTGAATCTATGTCTCAACTTTTTGAAGTTGTCTTTGGTGATGATTTTGATGCAAGTGATGAGGTAGATGTGGCAAAAATGAATGATATACAATCTTTCTTAGCACAAGACCCTGTTATGGCAGAAGCTGTAGCTGCTGGAGAGCTAGGATTAACTGAAGTTGCCTTAAAGTTTTATAGATCTTTAAGTAACCTGACTTAATATGGATCTAACATCTATAAATTTAGTACAGCAGATATCCGCAAATGTAACTTCTACTAGTGGTTTAGAAGGTAGTGTACGTGTAGGAGGTACAAACACTACAGCACTTACTACAACAAATGCTGACAGTATATTTGCTTTTTCTCTTACGAGTGGAAACGTTTCAAATCAAGTCATTTGGAATATAGATACAAGTTCTCTTGAAATAACAGGGGCTTCTTATTCGGGAGATAATTTAATTTCTTCTAATCCTGTTGGGGCTAGTGGTAGCCCTTCAAAAATTATAGATGCTGCTGGAGCTCAAGTAGCTAACAGTGCTACTGTA